AGACGTTCGGCAAGATTTGCCACGGTGTTGTTCAGCGTTTCGATCCCGCTTATCTCCACCACATGTGCGCGGAAAACACCTCGAAATCTTATGGTTTCGGGGTGTTTTTCTAACTTTTTCGGCATGAAAATTTTTCATGGAAAAAGTCAGGTTGCACAAAGGTTGCTCAAACTGGCTCTAACTCGACCCCGCTGGTTGCGAAAAGTTGCAAAAAAGTTGCAGGCTGCTGAAAGCGTTATGTCAACTAAATGGCGCTACTCCGAAATGGCCTGCGCCAGCGACCTCTGGCGGTCACGGGCGAAGGGATTGAGTGGTTTCCTTCGGCGCGCCGTAACTGCAAAAATCGTCTGCGCACATCGTTTCAAATGATTTCATACATTTGCCTTTCGGGCCGTCATCTGCCCCATAAGTATCAGGGTCATCATCCCAATGTACACAGTCCTCGCACCGCGTCACGACCACGGCGTCCTCCCTCGCGTCGTCGAAGCCCTTCTGATACTGCTCGCGGTCATAGCGGAGTGCCCGAATCAGCTCGTCCCTATCAACGGTGACGCCTACCCGATGCACGGCCTTGAGAATTTCGCCCTCAAGCTGCGTTTCCAGCTCGCCTTGGAATACTTTAATTGGCGATTCATACATCGCTGTCACCTCCTTTGTCTTTTCTGTTTGGATTAAAGCTGGAAAGTACGCTTTTACAAGCTCGAACAGCCATCTTATAACCGTCTTGTTCACGACCGCTTAAACGCTTGCGATATAGCCGCTCTTCATCAAGTAGGGCAGATAACGCCCTCTGCAAACTGTCATATTCGAGTTTTGTCATTATCTACACCTCCCCATAGAAGAAAGCGTTCTTCTTCGGCGGCAGTCATACTTTTATCAGCCATTTTCAGCACCTCCGTCCATCTTGGCCCCGCAATCCTCGCAGTATTTTTTGGTAGGCTTGTCCCAACTGCCTTCAGTGGTAAGGACAAAGCCGCACACAGGGCAGCACCACTCATCCCCGCCAAGATGCGCCCAGCGGGTGCGCACTACCGGGGCCACGTCGGCGGCGGGAATGCGCTCAATGGAACAAAGTGCATCGTCCCAGCCTTGCCCATATGCATCATCAAGGTTGTCGGTTTGATAATGTCTATTTGATTTAGGCGGTTCGTGCATTGATAATGCTACTGCCTTGTCAATGTACTCAGCCATTGTCAGAAGTCCTCCTCGCATACGCCACGCAGTTCTCAGGTTCATTCCCGCAAAGACATGGCGCATATACGCACGAATCACAAATTGTAAACATCTCAGTTAGTGTCATTGCCCGCCCTCCTGTTCCATGCTTCTTTCGCCTTTGCGTAGTTATTATAGCAAGGGATTTGTGCGTGACATCTCATGCAAATGACATAGGGTCTAAGGCATAAATACCGCACCGCAATTCTGTCGCAGCCACAGAACGGGCAGGGTTTCAGTTCAGCCATCTTCAGTCCTCCAATCTACGCCCGCAAATCGGGCAAAACTTGATCTTGATCGTCATGCGCACCTGCTTGCCGGAGCTGACACATAGCTTCCAGCCGCCGTTAATGGGGTGAGACTGCGTTATGTGCGCACTCCCGATTCCCTCACGGTTCAAGTGCGTAATGTATCCGCCCCTGTCCTCATGGCAGTACTCACACACGTTCATCCCCGGCCCTCCTGTTCCACGTTTTGACCGACGATTCTACGGCGCCGGAGTCGTATTCCAACTTGTCTTTCAGCACCATTGTGCTCACATAGCATCTTGTGCAAACTACTCTTACCCCGCCATTTACAAACAGCCGGGCTTTGCCGCCGCAAAAGGGGCAAGGTTTCAGGTCAAACATTGCTGTCACCTCCTGCCACGAAGCCGAGGTCCGGGGGCAAATCGTCGGCGCTGGGCTCTGCGACAAACAGTGTCGCCCGCAGCGTCATGGCGTCGCACGTTGGCGAGTAAACGCTCTCCCGGAGTATGACGAGCTCGCGCTTTATGAGCTCATCCGCGATGGCACGGGCAATCTGCTCCTGCGCAACCTCCCTTACACTCCTTATGCCGCAGTGGGCGAGAGCAAGCTGCCAATGCTGCATAACAGACGCTACCTCGATCTTCTGGATGCGCCGGGTATCCAGACGGACGACCGGCGGCTGGAACACATCGGGGCATCCGCCGAGGCGGCGGATCAGCCAGCGGCGCAGCTTATCGAAGAACTTCTTCATCCCGCCGCACCTCCTTCCGCAAGGTAGCCCACCGCCGCGCAGACCTGCGCGTGGGTTTCGGCGGCGCGCTGCTTCTGCCGGAAGTGCGTGTAGACGCGGAGGGTCATCTCAGGCTTGGAGTGACCGGCAAGGTACTGGACCTGCTTGAGGTCGAGGCCATCTTCAAAGAGCTTCGTGATATAGGTGTGGCGGAGCTGGTGCGGATGCGTCTTGAAGTCGAGCGTGACCTTTACGCCGCCATAGGTCGCGCCGAGCTCGCGGGGAATGTCGCCGGAACCAACGGTGCGGCGCTCTACATTCCGCCACAGGGCACGGTAGGCACTCTTCGTGAGGCTCTGACCGTTCTGCATGGAGATGACGAACGGGGAGGCGCTCGTCTCGCGCTCGAGCAGCAGGCGCGCCCTGAGAAGGCTGCCCATGGGCAGAACTCTGCGCGCGGCCTCTGTCTTCAGAAGCTCCGTCACGGGGGCGTCGGTTCTGTTGGGGAGGAACGACTTATTGTGCGTGACGCGGATGACGTTGTCCTCGAAGTCGATGTCCTCCCACATGAGGCCAACGATCTCGCCGCGGCGCATACCCGTGGACAGGGCGAGCAGGCAGAAGAGATAGGCGCGTGTACCCTCGACGGCGTCGAGCAGGGCGACAGCCTGCGCGTCGGTGAGGGGCTCCTCTTCCTTCGGCCCGGGCGCTTTCGAGCGGTCGTTCGAGCTGACGGGGCTGCGGGGGACAAGGCCGTTGTCCACGGCGGATGTGAAGATACTCTTGACGATGCGGATACACTTGTCCTGCAAGCTCTTGCTGTAGTCGCCGAGGCTCGTGATGAAGAGCTGGATGTGGATGGGCTTCACCTCGCGGAGCTTGCGGTCGCTGAAATAGGGGAGAACGTGAACACGGAGATTCGTCTCGATGCTCGCGTAGCTGCTGGGGCGGATCTTCCCTGCCTTGTATGCCTTGAGCCACGTTTGGGCGTAGTCGGCAAAGGTGATGTCCTGCGTGATGTCCACGCCTGCGCGGAGCTGGAGCTTCGCCTCTAATACTTTTTCTTCCAATTCCTCCTTTGACTTGGCCCGCACATACACGCGCTCACCCGCTGGGGTTGTGACGTGTGTTGCGAATACTTTGGGACTTGCTTTCTTCTTGGGCATCATAATTCCTCCTTGATTTTTCATAACAGCTCGGGTAAAATGGAGGAGCAAAAACCTGCTCCTTTCAGATGGTTGGGTACATTTTGATAGTGGTGGGGTTTTGCAGACCGCCTCGGTGTTGGTAGCGCCGGGGCGGTCATTTTTTTTATCCTCTCGGCCATTCGAGCTTGCCGAGGCTGCATAGAATATCGCGCAGCTCGCTGGAGAGTCGGCCCAGAACCGCGCCGCGATATTTGGTAGGTACGCCGTAGAAGCCTTCGGCAATCGCGCCGGAGATCGCGGCGAGGGTATCGCTGTCGCCGCCGATGGAGATGGTGTTGCGGATGCAGTCTTCATAGTCGGTGCTCTCAAGGAACGCCTCGACCGCGTAGGGCACTGTGCCCTCGCAGAGTGCCTGAAAGTGGCCGAAGTGGTAGTCCGGGCGAATCTCATCGAGTGTGAAGTCGATCTTGTAATACTTTTCGACGTACTGCTTGATCTCATCCTTCGTCGCGCCGTGGAGCGCAAGATACGTGGCCCCTGCCGTGGCCTGCGCTCCGGCGATCCCGTCTGGGTGGTCGTGCGTCGGCTCCGCCGTCAGACGGGCCAAGCGCTCGCACTCTTCGAGAGAGCGGGCAAACCAAGCCACGGGCGAAACACGCATGGCGCTGCCGTTGCCGCGGCTGTGGTAGGGCTGGGGATCATCAGAATACATCCAGTTGCGGAAGCTGCCGCCGTAGCCGCAGTACGGATGCGGACGACCAATGTCGATCATGGAATCCTGAAACAGGGTTCTCCATTCGTCGTCGGACATCTCGTCAAAGCGACCGCTGTGCACCGCGTCGATCAGGGCCTGCGCAATGGCGAGGGTCATAATGCTGTCGTCCGTAGCGAAGCTGTCGCGGTGGAAGAGAGGGAAGTCTTTCGTCTTGATGTTGGCGAACTCGTAGATCGAGCCGACGATGTCGCCAACGATAGCGCCGTAAAATTCCTGCATGGTGTTGTGCCCTCCTCATTCGGTTTTGTGAGCTTCATTATACGAACAACGGGCAGCTTGTCAAACTTTCATTCTTTCTTATATATTCTTTCTTCCTTTGTAGTTTCTTTCCTTACCACTTTGGACTGACCGACCAGACCGTGTCAATGGTCAGGTGTTCCTCGGCCTCTTCCTTGGCCTCCTTGAAGCGGGTATCAGACATCTTGTCCTTCGCTGCCTTATAGAACGCGTAGTACGTGAGCGCGCGGCGCTCCATGATGTCGTAGGCCGCAGCTGTGTGGTCGTACTCGTCCTGAAGCTCGCGCTGCGCGGAGCGCTGAAAGAGGTTCCCTGCGAGCGAGGCCACGAGCAGGACGGCGAGCACGACGGCGACGATCCGTGTGCGCTTCACTTTCTTTTTCTCCGCCTGCTGCTGCGCTGCGGCGAGCCACTTGTCCAGCGCAGTGCTTTTATCTGTTTGCTGATCCATAGTATTCACCTCCCTGTGCCGGATAACTCCCGAGGACGCGGCCAAAGGTATAGAGGTAGTCACCCTCGTGCACCTCAATGTCCGGGTATGCCGGATTCAACGAGTGCAGGTGCACTCTGCCGTTGGCACGGTCCACCACCAACTGCTTGATATACGAACTGCCGTTGAGGGAGAACAGGCCGATCTCGCCGTCGTCGATCACGGGCACGGACTGCACGAAGGCGGTGCTGCCGTTGTGGAACTTGGGCTCCATGGAGTCGCCGGAGATCGGCACACCGTAATTCGTGCCATGCGGGATGATGCCTGCGGGATACTGCTCGGTGTGCTCCGAGGGAGCGGCACTGAGGTAGTTGCCGAAGCCCGCCGCGGTGGGCTCCTCGTACACAGTGAGCTCATTGAAGCCATCCTCTTCGCGGCGCTTCACGCGTGCGTGGAGCGGGGAAGTCATCGGACGGACCGGCTGCGAGGGGATCGTGCCGTCGTCATAGGGTTCCAGCACGGTGTCAACGAGCTTCTGATCCCTCGTGTCCGCACGATCATATAAAATACCCACGCGGACGGCGCGGTCGGATACCTGCGGCTCATCAGAGATCAGGGAGTCCGAGCCCGGCGCTTCACGCAGCATGTCAAAGACGGGACGGGGGTCGCCTTCTTCCTTGAGGCGTTCCCATGTTTTTAGGGAAAAGCGGAGCTGCCTGCCATCGAAGTCGTCCTCCACGAGAACGCTGTTTCCGAGGTATGTAATCGTCGCGCCGAGCGTGTAGAGGATCTTCTCAAGCTCATTATTAAGATACTTCTCAGACACGCCGAGCTTGGCCGCGACCTCGGCGATCCTACTGGCCGGGATGCTGTTCTCGCCGGACTCCAGCTTCGTGATCGTCGTGCGATCTCTATACCCGAGCAAACGCGCAAATTCAATTTGAGAAAGGCCCTTCTTCAATCGGAGGTCTTTCAAGACATCACCGGAAGTTCTGAGGCTCATGGGATCACCCTGCTTTCTTTTTATATTGCACGTATATTAAACCACAGCGTGACAAAAAAGTCAACTATTTTTGACGTTTTGGAAAAAATGGGTTGACAAACGAATCACGCGTGCTATACTAAGCGCATGGGTGATTCAAAAATCAACATCCCGCGGAGAGGAGGAAAGTCGTTGACGAACCTGAATGAGCTGAACCGCCTGATTGAGGCTTCCGGCATCAAAAAGCAAAAGATCGCCGAGGCCCTTGGCCTCTCGCGGCAGGGGCTTCTAAATAAACTGAGCGGCGAAAGACCGTTCCAGCTGGCCGAGATCGCGCCTCTGTGCGACCTGCTCCGCCTTACCAGCGAGCAGCGGGACAAAATTTTTTTGTCCTGAGTGGTGATTCAAAAGTCAACATCGCAAAGAAGGAGTTAAAAAATGGCAGAAAACAAAGCCTATACCTACAAAGCTCTCGCCGAGCGATGGGCGTGCAGCGTAGACCTGATCTACAAAATGGTACGCCGCGGCGAGATCAAGACCTTCCGCATTGGCCGCGCGACGCGCATCAGCGCGTCAGAGGTCGAGCGCATCGAGGGAGGCAACCAAACGGTCTGACGGCGCAACGCGCCTGACGATAGAAAAATACCCAACCATCTGAAAGGAGAAGTAACCAATGACAAATAAGGAAAAGCTGCAAATCCTGCTGGACCGAGAGGAGCGGGCCTACGAGCTGCTGCGAAAGCTGGAGCCGACGGACCCGGCGTTCGGAACCTGCCTCGACAATTCCCACCGCTGTATGTATGTGCGAAGCGAGATCGTCATGGCCGACGCCGATGAATCTCAGTGCGGCGAGGGGGTCGGGCCCGCACCTGAAGCGGATCAGGAGCCCGAGACCGAGCAGCCGAAGTCCGAAGAAGGCACGGACGCCTGCGACCCTGCGCCCGCGCAGGAGCCCGAGACCGAGCCCGAGACCGAGCCCGAGACCGAGCCCGAGACCGAGCAGCCGAAGCCCGAAGCAAAGGAGGAGGCTGCCGCCCCGGCTACCAACGATGCGCCGCAGCTGACTCGGGTTGAGGTGCGAGACAGGCTCTCCGCCGTTTCCATCAAGTATGGGAGCGACGTAGTGACCAGAGCGATGGCCGAGTTGGGCTTCGTCAAGCTCTCCCAGATCCCGGCGGAGCGCTACGGCGAGCTGCTTGACAAGGTAGAGGAGGCCGTGAGATGCCGCCAGTAATCCACGCCGTCCTTGGCGCAAGCAGCGCCCACCGCTGGCTCGTGTGCACGCCGTCGGCGCGGCTCAGTGAGCGGTTGACGGAGCGCTTCGGCAGGCAGGAATCCGTCTACGCGGCGGAAGGCACAAAGGCTCATGCGCTGGGCGAGCTGAAGATCCGCCACGCCGTGTGGCGCGCGGACAAGATGACCGCTACCAAGCACGGACAGATGAGCAAAGAGGCGCGAGCCGCATACCCCGGCATCAACGCGAACCGTTACAAAGCCCTGCGCACTGAGCTGGGCGACATCCCCGAGGACATGGAGGCCGCCACGGACACCTACTGCGACGTGGTGATGCAGCTGCGCGAGGAGCACCCCGGCTGCGCGCTTTTCCTTGAGCAGCGCGTGGACTACTCATTCTGGGCTCCGGAGGGCTTCGGCACAGCGGACTGCGTGCTCGTGAGCGACGATGAGCTCATCATCGTCGATTACAAGAACGGTACGGGCGTGCCGGTGAGCGCGGCGGGCAATCCACAGCTGCGCCTCTACGCCCTCGGCGCGATGAAGCGCTTCAGTGTGCTCTATGACTTCGACTGTGTCACGTATTACATCGTGCAGCCGCACCTGAACAGCGTGAGCCACGAGATGTGCGACTGCGAGCTGCTGGAGCTGTGGGCGCAAAACACGGTCCGGCCCGCAGCGGAACTGGCCTACGAGGGCAAGGGCGAGTTCGTCCCCGGCGAGCACTGCCGCTTCTGCGCGGCGAAGGCAGTATGCGCCGCCCGCGCGGCGGAGGCGCTGAAGGTCTTTGACTACGGCCTCGCAGGCAGCGGGGAGCTGAGCGACCAGCAGATCGCCGACATCCTGCCGCGCCTGCCACTGGCCGAAGAGTGGATCAAGGACATCCGCAGCTACACCGAAGACCGCGCGCTGCACGGCGACTCCATCCGCGGCTACAAGCTGGTGCGCGGCAAGCGCCCCAACCGTGCGTGGACGGACGATGAAGAGGTCCGCGCGCAGCTTCTCAGGCATGGCTACGGCCCCGAGCAGTTCGAGGAAACGAAGCTGAAATCCGTGGGTGTGATTGAAAAAACCGTCGGAACAAAAGCCTTCCGCGCGCTGCTCAGCGGCCTTGTCAGACAGGGTGAGGGACGCCTCCAGCTTGTGCCGGAGAGCGATCCCCGCCCGGAATACAACAGTGCCGATGCCGCCTTCAGCGACATGGCCGAAACCAACAACGATATTTAATAAGGAAAGGATACATACATCATGGCTAACTACAACAAGGCTATCACCGCTACCTCCGTCCGTCTCGGCGAGGTCCGCTTTTCCTACGCAAACGTCTTCGCCAAGCGCAAGAACGACGACGGCAGCGACGGCAAGTACACCGTGTGCCTGCTGATTCCCAAGGCCGATGCGCAGGCGAAGAAGCTCATCGACGCCGCCGTGGAGGCCGCCAAGCAGGCAGGCATCCCGAGCAAGTGGAACGGTAAGCTGCCCTCCGCAGCAAAGCTGCACCTCCCGCTGCGCGACGGCGACGCCGAGTGCCCCGACGACCCCAACTACGAGGGTATGTGGTTTATGAACGCAAGCTCCACCCAAAAGCCCGGTGTGCGCGTGCTGGAGAACGGCGTAATGAGCGAGGCGCTGGACAGCGACGACTTCTACTCCGGCTGCTGGGGCGCGGTGGTCGTGAACTTCTTCCCCTACAGCGTGAGCGGCAATGTGGGCGTCGCGGCTGGCCTGAACAACCTCATCAAGACGCGCGACGATGAGCGCTTCGGCGGCGGCCGCAGCGCTGACGCCGACTTCGGTGACATGGCAAGCGGCTCCTTCCTCGACTAAAGCGGCAGGACCTATCCCCCGGAGCGGGGCAACTGCTCCGGGGGGTCATTTTTTAAGGAGGAAAGTATGGACTACATAGAATTTCCCTACGTCCTCGTGACGATGGGCAAGCCGCGGACGCTGTTCTCCATGCGCGACTTCGAGGATGTGCTGCGCGAGAGAATCGGCGGAGACGCCGTGCAATTCTTCCGGCAGGCAACCGAGGGCGCGGAGGCTGAGATCAATTCCCTCCGCGAAACCGTGCGTGCCTTAGAGCTGGCGCTGGAAACAACGGAGGCGCTGCTATGACGAAATTTCCTTTTCTGCTGATGGACTTTGAGACCTTCAGCACCGTAGACATCGGAAAGTGCGGAAGCTATCGCTACATGGACGATCCGTCCTTTGAGCCGCTGCTTCTTTCCTATGCGATGAACGACGACCCTGTCAAGCTGGTCGACTTTACACATGATGAAGAGTGGCCGGAGGAATTTCTCGCCGCCCTATACGACCCGGCAATCACAAAGATCGCATGGAACTGCGCTTTCGAGCGCAATGTGATCTACACGGCGCTCGGCAAGTACACGCCGCCCGAGCAGTGGCTGGACGTGATGCACGTCGCGGCGCAGTGCGGCCTGCCGATGAGCCTCGACGCTGCTGGCAAGGCATTGGGCCTACCAGAGGAACAGGCGAAGATGAAGGAGGGCAAAGCCCTGATCCGCTACTTCTGCTGCCCATGTAAGCCGACGAAGACTAACGGCGGGCGCGAGCGCAACCTCCCCGAGCACGCGCCGGAGCGGTGGAAGACCTTCCGCGACTACTGCACGCGCGATACCGAGGCGGAGCGCACGATCTTCCACATGCTGGAGCAATGGCTGCCGAACGAGGACGAGCGCCGCTTCTGGGCCCTCGACCAGCGCATCAACGAGCGCGGCGTGCGCATTGACCGGCAGCTCGCCATCAACGCGGTTGCAATGGACGAGCGCTACAAGGAAGAACTGACGGCGAAAGCCGTCGCCCTGACGGGCCTTGAGAACCCGAAGTCGGTCAGTCAGGTGAAGAACTGGCTTGCCGATCAGGAGGGGAAGAGCTTCCCCTCGCTCAACAAGAAGGTCATCGCCGACGTGGTGTCGCAGCTCCAGAGCGAGGATGCCCGCGAGTTCATGGCCCTGCGCGGCGAGCTGAGCAAGAGCTCAACGGCCAAGTATCAGGCGATGCTGCGCTCCATGTGCAGCGACGAGCATAGCAAGGGCTGCTTCCAGTTCTACGGCGCGAACCGCACGGGACGCTTCGCCGGTCGCCTTGTTCAGTTCCAGAACATGAGCAAGAACTACAGCCCCTCGCTCGCCGGGATGCGCGAGCTGGTGAGGGGCGGACACTACAGCGCCCTGAACGTGCTATACGACAGCGTATCGGGCGTCCTGAGCGAACTGGTGCGCACGGCGATCATCCCCGAAGAGGGCCAGCGCATCGTGGTGGCGGACTTCAGCGCCATCGAAGCGCGCGTGACGGCGTGGTTCGCGGGAGAGGAGTGGAGGCTCCAGACCTTCCGCGACGGCGGCGACATCTACTGCGCGTCGGCGAGCCAGATGTTCCACGTGCCCGTCGTGAAGCACGGCATCAACGGAGAGCTTCGGCAGAAGGGCAAGGTCGCTGAGCTGGCCCTCGGTTACGGGGGCGGCGTGAACGCGCTGAAAGCCTTCGGCGCGGACAAGATGGGCATGTCGGACGAGGAAATGCAGGAGACCGTGGACCTGTGGCGCGAGAGCTCGCCGAAGATCGTGGAGCTGTGGCGTCAGTTGGAAAAAGCCGCGATTCGCTGCGTGGCCCGAAGAGCGACGACCACGTCGACGCTGGGCAACGTCCGCTTCGACTTCGAGAGCGGCATCCTGTGGATGACGCTGCCGAGCGGCAGACGCCTCGCCTACTACGGGGCGAAGTACGAAGAGACCAAGTTCCACCCCGGCCGCAAGAGCCTGACCTACATGGGCGTGAACCAGATGACCAAGCGCTGGGAACGCGTGGAGACGTGGGGCGGAAAGCTGACGGAAAACTGTTGGGCCGCCGGAACCCCTGTCCTGACGGCGCGGGGCTGGACGCCTATCGAGGAAGTCACCCCCGATGATCTCGTGTGGGACGGCGTGGAATGGGTAGAAAATGATGGCAGTGAATGTCAGCACTCCGAAAAGATACTGTGTAGATTGGATGGTCTTCTTGTGACAGAGGACCACAAAATTCTCACAACGGAGGGATGGAAAGATGCCAAAGATTGCGACGGACTGGAGCGGCTACCAATACAGCTTCCTGAAGGTTATGGGACCGGGGGAGACCCGCGACTCACACGGACGGAGAAAGTGGCTCGTGCAATGCGTCTGTGGCGCGACGAAGGAAATGGACATTCGAGACCTTCTTCGACGGCAGAGACGCGGGCTGGCGGTGTCTTGCGGATGCAAGAAGGCCGAGCTGATCTCACAAGCCCTGCAAAAACACGGGATGACAAAGTACCCCGCCTACGGCGTGTGGCACTCAATGATTCAGCGGTGCACAGAGCCGACGCATCCAGCGTGGAAGAACTACGGGGGCCGCGGTATCACGGTCTGCGAGAGATGGCTGCACGACTTCGCCGCCTTCTGGAACGACATGGGGCCGACGTATCGGCCCGGGCTGGACATAGACCGGAAGGAAAACGAAAAGGGTTACTCCCCAGAGAACTGCCGCTGGGTAACGCGCAAAGTAAACTGTCGAAACAAACGGAACACGCGAACTACAACGTACCTTGGGCAGACCGTGACGGTGAAAAGTCTCTCGGAGCTATCGGGCATCAAATACACCACGCTCCTGTACCGGCTGAACCACGGCTGTCCGTCCGAGCGACTACTCGAAGAGCCGGACACGGCACGCCGGTTTACGACGTGATGAACTGCGGCCCGCGCCACCGCTACGTCGTGCTCGGTGAGAGCGGCCCGATTGTCGCCCACAACTGTGTGCAGGCCACGGCGCGCGACGTGCTGCGGGAGGCCATGTTCTCGCTGACCGAGAAGGGCTGGGACATCCGAGCCCACGTACACGATGAGTGCATCTGCACAGAGCCCATCGGCGGGAAGACCGTCGAGCAGATGTGCAAGGCGATGTGCCCCGACATTCCGTGGGCTGAAGGTCTTCCGCTGAACGCGGACGGCTACGACGGCCCCTACTACTTCAAAGACTAAGGAGGACAAGATGAAAACACGAGAAGAAAGAAAACGCGACAAGCTGCTGAGCTTCCTTGATACGTTGGCGCTGATCCTCTTTATCCTTGCGATCTTCTCTTTTCTGTTCGCTTTCCTCGTGCCCGTACCCGAGGCGCAGGCGCGGGAGATCGAGCCAGTAGAGCCGCAGATCGTCGAAGCCGTCTATGACCCCGCGTGGGACATCCCGGCGACGGAGGAGGCCGAGTGCACGGACATCTACCTCGGCGAGTACACGCTGACGGCCTACTGTGCGTGCCCGACCTGCTGCGGCCAGTGGTCAAACGGCTACACCGCCACGGGAACGCTTGCGACGGAGGGCCGCACGATTGCGGTCGATCCGGGCGTCGTCCCGTATGGGTCGAAGGTGCTGCTGATCTGGCCCGACGGCACGCAGCACGAGTACGTTGCTGAGGACTGCGGCAGCGGCATCAACGGCAATCGCATTGACGTTTTTATCGCCGACCACGAGGCTGCCCGCGTCTTTGGCATGCAGCACGCAGCGGCGTACCTGACGGAGTGAGCCATGAAAATGGGGAAGAAGCGGCGCAACCGCCGCCTGACCTGCGACATGGGCACGACAAAGGAGAACTGCGTTGGCTTCTGCCTGTATCACAAGAAAACGCTGAGCAAGAAGCAGATGCAGAACCGCAAGTGCTTAGAGAAGCAGTGCAAGCGCTTCGCTCCGCGGAAGGATCATCCCTACTGGCGTCGCCGGGAGGAGATCAAGGAGGCAAAGCGGGCAAGGAAGGAGGCGCTGCGTGATGGCGACGGTCTACAAACCGTACCCGCATCAGAAGCAGGCGTATGACTTCTGCCTTACGCACGAGCACTGCGGTCTCTTCTTGGGCATGGGCCTCGGCAAGACCGTTACGGCCCTGACGGTGCTGACGGAGAGGCTGTGGGACGAGTTCACGGTGCGCACCTGTCTTGTGATCGCGCCGAAGAATGTGGCGGAAACCGTGTGGTCTCAGGAGTGCGTGAAGTGGGAGCATACGCGAGGCATCCGCACCTCACTGATGGCCGGAACTGCTGCGCAAAGGCGCGCAGCGTTACATAAGCCCGCTAATCTGTACATCATCGGGCGGGACAACCTTGTGTGGCTCATGGATGAGCTGGAGGGCGTGCTGCCGTATGACATGGTCATCATCGACGAGCTCTCCAGCTTCAAAAGCCAGAGCACGAAGCGCTGGCGCAGCATCAAGAAGGCCATCCAGAAGGTGCGATATGTGATCGGCCTGACCGGCACGCCCGCGCCGAACGGATATCTGGACCTCTGGCCGCAGGTGTACCTGCTGGACGGGGGCAGGCATCTCGGGCGCACAGTGAGCGAATACCGCTCGCGCTACTTCACGATGGGCGCGCACAAGGGACACATCGTCTACGAGTGGAAACTGCGCGCGGGGGCGAAGGCCACGATTGACCGTGAGCTGCGCGACCTGTGCCTGTCCATCGCAAACCCCGACTGGCCCGAGCCCGTGTACAACACGATCCGCGTGAAGCTGGATCGCGAGGCGCGGGGGCGGTACAAAAAGTTTGAGCGCGACAAGGTCATTCCGCTGCTGAAGCAGAAGGACGGCTACGCCGAGCTGGACGTGAACGACCCCGAGGCGCTGCACAAGATGACCTCCGCCATCCGCGGAGACATGGCGGCGACGCTGGCCGGTAAGCTCCTTCAGATGGCAAACGGCGCGGTCTACGACGACGAGCGCAACGTGGTCCCGATCCACGACGCCAAGCTCAAGGCTCTCGAAGAGATCGCCGACACGAGTGCGGGAAACAATCTGCTGATCTTCTACGCCTATGAGCACGACAAGCAGCGCATCCTTGAGAAATTTCCCAAGGCGACGGTGTTCTCCGGCGTCGCAGACGCCGAGGCGTGGAACCGCGGAGAAATCTCCATGCTGCTCTGCCACCCGGCGAGCGCGGGGCACGGGCTGAACCTTCAGTTCGGCGGCCACATCATCGTGTGGTTCGGGCTGACGTGGAGCTTGGAGCTCTATCAGCAGGCCAACGCGCGACTGCCGAGACCGGGGCAGAAGGAAACCGTTATTATTCATCACCTTGTAGCCGAGGGCACGCTCGACGAGCGTGTGATGTCCGTCATGGCGGGCAAAAACGCGACGCAGGAGGCGCTGCTGAACGCGCTGCGAGGGTACATCAATAAGGAGGAAACATGAAGACCCTGATTTTGAAAGTCAAGGGCGACTGGCAGGAGGTTGTTGATGACTGCCGGTCGACCGTAAGTAAGCCCCCTCTGGGGCATGAGCCGAGCGAAGAGTTCAAGCGCGGCATTTTGATCGCCGAGCACAGTCCGATCCGCGACCTGAGCGTGCGCTTCAAGTGGCGCGGCATCAAATACTGGATCGCGATGCACTGGAAGACGCACCACTGGGAGAGCAAGGTGACGAGCCAGCGCAGCGACCGCACCGGCGTTCCGCGCGATGGAAAGTCGCAGGACGCGCCTGTGGACTTCACGGGCGAGATGAACGCGCAGGCGATGATCGACACGATGCGCAAACGCCTGTGCTGTCAGGCATCGCCGGAGACGCGCGAGTATGCGGAGGACTTCAAGCGGGCGCTGCGGAAGGTGGAGCCGGAGCTCTCCGACGTGCTGGTCCCGAACTGCGTGTACCGCTGCGGCTGCCCGGAGATCAAGAGCTGCCGCTTGTGGCAGAAGCTGATGGCGGAGACAAACTTCGAGGTCGACACCTGTCAGATCGACCGCCGCTATGCCGCCTACAACGAGTGGTTCTATGGGGAGGAAAAGTCATGCTGACGCTGGACGAAGTGGCTGAGCGCGTTCATACGGCTCGCGTGACCCGCGTGACGAGCGTGGCGGAGCTGGCGGACCTTACGGGGATGAGCCGCGAGGCGATCTACAAGATCGAGCGCGGCGAGCGCTACGGCAGCATTGCGACCTACATGCTGATCGCCGACGCGCTGGGTATCACCGTGGGCGAGCTGCTGGGCGACACGAGAGGCGGGGCGTGATGAGATACCGGCAGCTTTACATGAAGATCGACCGCAGCCACGCGGGAATCCCCGTGTGCGTGGCGGACTCGCCGAGCGAGCTTGCGCGACTATGCGGTGTGTCGTTGTCTCGCGTCTCTCACAGTATCGCGGCGACAAGGAAAGACCAGTCTCGAAAGGGCAGCTACGTCAGCGTGTGGACTGCGTGGAGTGATCGAGACTACAAGAAATATTTTGGAGGAATATAAAAATGAGCATGGACGCTTTAGAATTTTTGAAAGAACGCAAAAGAATGTGTGCCTCATACCCGGGTTGTAAGGGTTGCCCATTTGACGATAGTAAATGCGTTATCGATAGCACCCTCTCCGATGATGAAGATTTCGAGAGAATCGTCGCTACTGTCAAGAAGTGGTCTGCTGAACACCCGCGCAAGACGCGGCAGAGCGTGTTTCTGGAGCAATATCCTGAGGCACAGATAGATAATAACGGCGTGTTGGGCGTATGCCCCGCCCCAATGTTTCATTCACATAGGACGGCTGGAGGCGGATGTATAGAAATCAACAGGAACTGCCCCGATTGCCGCCGCGAGTTCTGGAGCCAGGTGGTGGAGTAATGGACAGTTTGCAGGCAAGCCGCATCTCTGGCGGCAACAGCGCCACAGGGCGCAGACAGTCCGACTTTTACCCGACGCCGCCGGAGGCGACGATTGCGCTGCTTCAATTCTTAAACTTGCCCGGCGAGACCGTTGTGTGGGAACCCGCCTGCGGAGAGGGTGACATGGTACGGACCATCCGGGGCTTCGGACTGCACTGCTACGGAACAGACATCAATGCGGGGCAGGACTTCCTGACCTACCGGAACGAAGAGGCGTTTGACTGGATCATCACGAACCCGCCCTTCGCCCTCGCGGAGGACTTCATCCGCCGCGCGGCAAAGACAGGACGGCCCTTCGCCATGCTGCTAAAGTCGCAGTACTGGCACGCGGCACGAAGGGTACAGCTCTTCCGGGATCTGCCGCCGATCTACGTTCTGCCGCTGACGTGGAGGCCGGACTTCCTCTTTAAGGAACGGATCGGCAAAAAGGGCGCGAGCCCACTAATGGATGTCATGTGGTGCGTGTGGCTGTCACCACGGACGCGGAGCGCGCAGACAGTATATCAGCCACTGGAAAAGCCAAGGGAGGTGGAGTGATGGTTATCCCCAATTACATTCGATCAAAGATGCACCTATGCGCCAGCCATGCCAGTCAGGCAGCAAAATACGATATTGAGGTTGCTAATTGGCTTGAGAAACACGGTGTTGATGTCGAGGCCATCAGCGATGGAGACGGTACATCATTCGATGAGCTGCTGTATGGCAATGACGTGACTGACGAACTGTGTCACCGCATTGAGAAAATGGAGGTAGAGTAATGGAAGCACTGGAATTTTTGAAGGAAGAGCGAAGAATGTGCGCTTCTTTCGACGCAATGTGCGTCAAATGCCCGCTTGGCGATGCTGGATGCTGCGTTATTGTCGGGGACACGGATAGGGAGCTTGAGAACGAAGTCACTACCGTTGAGCAGTGGTCGAAGAAGCATCCGCGCAAGACGCGGCAGAGCGAATTCCTGAAGCAGTGGCCGGAGGCGAATGTAGACGATTATGGTGTGCTGAAAATGTGCCCCTGTCCAATTTCTGCATCGCATAGGAACGCACATGGAGGATGTGCAAACATTGGCGTCAAATGTTCTGACTGCCGCCGTGAGTTCTGGAGTCAGGAGGTGGAGTGATATGACTAAACAAGATGCCGCTGTGTTGCTGGTGCAGTTGTACGCTGATTACTCTGTTTTATGCCACAAATGCGGAGGCCGCCCCGATGATGGTACAGAGGAAGCAGTAGCAATGGCTGTGCAGGCATTGAAGGAGGGCCGCGTATGACAGGGGCCTTTGTGATGACCGACGAGGAGATTCGCCGGAGCTACCTGCGCGCGAAGGGCAGGAGCACGCAAGTGAGAATCCTTGCTGAGCTGAATGCGGTGAACGTCAGTGCCATGCAGAAGAAGCTGATCGAGCTGGGACTGATGGAGAAGCCCAAGCCGGTGAGACGCCCCACGCCCGCGCCCACGCCCGCTCCCGCGGCCAAGCCCACCGCAGAACCGGTCGCACCGACCGAGCTGCGCGAGGGCGAGCGGCGCAACGTGACCGCGGAGAACGCGTGTAATGTGAGAGACCTTTACGACCTGCTGGGGCGGTTCATTCGTCTCGGCTGGGGCGCGGCGGCGCTGACGGTCGGCGGAAAGAGGGTCCAAGTGCCCAGTGTCTGCATGAGCTGCGACTTTCAGAACAACCTCTGCCTCGACTTGGAGGGAAGACCACGATGAGCCGGGGCAGCTGCTATGGCTGCGAGGAACGGCACGTCGGCTGTCACAGCGGATGCGAGCGCTACCTTGCATGGAAGAAGAAACAGGAAAAGATCAACGGCACAGATGAGGCGGCGCGGCAGGAGCGCGATCTCGTGTACGCCTACCGCAACGATGCCAAGATACGGAGTGCGAGAAAGGCAGGAAAAATACTACATGAACAGCGTTAACGATAGAAACAGCATTACAACGAACACCACTTCTGCGGAGGACAACGAGCGCCTTTTGAAAGAGCTGCGCATTTATGGTCTGCGCAGCAGTCTGCCCGAGCAGGCGACGAGCAGCGACAACGAGCGCGCGGTGGCGCACGACAACGTGAACCACCCGGCGCACTACACGGCGGGCGGGATCGAGTGCATTGACGCCATCGCGGCGGCGCTGACGTGCCAGACAGACCCCATGCGCGCATGGCTGACGGGTCAGGTGCTCAAGTACATGTGGCGCTGGCCGCTGAAAAACGGCTTGGAGGATCTGAAGAAGGCGCGCTTCTACCTCGACCGGTTGATCGCCGACGTGGAGCGCAAGGACGAGGAAAATGCGAAGGAGTGCCAGCTGTGAGAGACTACACGAAGATCGAAAAGTACAGGGGGCAGACGCCGCTTGACGCGCAGTTTCACTACATGCGCGATCTGCTGAGCGAGGTGTGCATGGGGCACAGACGCCCCGACGGCACATGCGACTGTCCGTTCCCCGAGATGATGAAGCCCGCTGCGGCGAAGTGCTGCGGCTGGCTGGCCGACGGCGACACCGAGCGCGCGATCACGATGCTGGAGATCATTCTGGGCAAGGAATACGAGCCAGAGTTTGACACGCCCGACAACGTCCGCGCCATCGCGGGCGTGAACGGCGGCTTTATCGCGCAGAACCTGCTTCAGGAAGAGTGTGCAGAGCTGATTCAGGCCGTCAGCAAGAAGCAGCGCCGACCGAGCGCGCAGACGCTGGACCACCTGATCGAGGAAATGGCCGACGTGAGCATCATGCTCGACGAGCTGGCCTATCTCATCCCCAACGGCCACGAGCTCCTGCGCCGCAGACGCGACGAGAAGGTGGGGCGCACGCTGGAGCGCTTGCAGGTGAAGCTGGACGGCAGAAAGGCGGATGCGAAATGAACGAGCCTGAACGACGCATTGAACCGCCGGACGAGCCGGTGCTCGTCTGTCCAATCTGCTTTTCAGAATGCGGTAAGCTCTACCGCCACGCCCTCACGCGCGTGGTGGTGGGGTGCGACATGTGCTTGGAACCCTATGACCCGAGGGAGGACAAGGAATGGAGCAAATGACTTATGATGCGCGCGACTTCCTGCGGTCCGTGCGCGAGGCGCGGATCGAGAAGCGCCGATGCGAGCATCGCCTCGCCGAGCTGCGCGCCCAGTGCGAGAGGACGACGGCGGCGTACAGCGCGGTTCCGGGTGGCGGGGGAGACACGCACAAGGACGCGCTGCTCATCGCCGCGGCGGAGCAGACCGACGCGCTGCGGGAGAAAGCGGCGGCGTATCTTCGGCAGATCGACGCGGTGGAGAACTTCATCTCGTCGCTGCCGGACGTGAAGCACCGCTCGATCCTGCGGCTGCGGTACGCGGACGGCCTCGGCTGGCCCGACGTGAACGCGGGGCTGCATGAATACGGGCTGTATTACGAAGAGAGACAGATGTACCGGCTGCACGGGGCGGCTCTCGCCGAGGCGCGCAGGCGCTTCCCCGCGTATGCGGCGGAGCACCCCGAGATTCTACCGGAGGGAGCGGAAGCAGTATGAAGATCGCAACAGCAAGAAAGAAGACAAGCCAGCACTGGCGCACAAGTGAGATCACGTGGGACGCGTTTCTCGACAAGCTGCGCACGCCGCTCCGCACGGCGGAAACGGTGCGCGAATACCGTGCCATGAGCAAGGACGAGCGCGACGCGGCGAAGGAAGCGGCGGGCGGCTTTGTCGCCGGTGCACTGAGCAGCGGCAGACGCAAGACCGAGTTCGTCACCGAGCGCAGTATGCTCACGCTCGACGCGGACAGCGCTCACCCGCAGGCGTGGGAGAGCGTGACGATGCTGCTCGAATACAGGATGTGCTGCTACACGACGCACAGCCACACGGAGGCGAAGCCCCGCCTGCGCTGGATCATCCCCACGTCGCGCCCGATGACGCCGGACGAATACCCCGCCGTGGCGCGCAAGGTGGCAACGTGGCTGGACATCGAGACGATGGACCCCACGACCTACGAAGTGGCGCGCCTGATGTTCTGGGCGACGTGCCCGAAGGACGGTGCGTACAGCTTCCACGAGCAGGACGGGCCGCTGCTGAACCCCGACGAAGTGCTCGCCTCCTACGGCCCCGGCGAGGCGTGGCGCGACACGACGCTCTGGCCCATTGCCAAGAGCGAGGCGGAGGTCCGGCAGAAGCTGATCGCCAAGGCGGGTGAGCCGACGGAAAAGCCGGGCATCGTGGGCCTATTCTGCCGCACCTACGACGTGCCCGCGGCCATCGCGGAGTTTATTCCCGAAGTCTACACGCCGACGGCGCAGGAGGACCGCTATACATACGCCAAGGGGTCGACGGCAGGCGGCGCGATCATCTACGACGACGGTGCGTTCCTCTACTCGAACCACGCAACGGACCCCGCGGGCGGGCGGAGCGTGAACGCCTTTGACCTTGTCCGCATCCATAAGTTTGGCGAGATGGACAGCGAGGACGAGATCGACGTGCCGGTGACGAAGCTGCCAAGCTACGCGGCCATGAGCCGCTGGGCCGCGGCGCTGCCCGAGGTCAAGCGCGAGCTCGTGGCCGAGCGCGGGGCGGAGGCGGATGAGGCATTCGCCGACATCGTGCGCGAGAGCGAGCTGGAGGGCACGGCGGCAGCCATCGAGGACGAGCACTGGGAGGAAAAGCTGGAGCTCCACCCGAAGACCGGCGAGTGTGAGCCGACGGTGAACAACGCGCTGCTGATCCTGCTGAACGACCCGGTGCTGAAGGGCAAGTTCGGCTATAACCTGTTCTCCGACATGCCGTGCCTGCTCGGCGACGTGCCGTGGAGGCCCACGGGGCAGGTGAAGAGCGGCGGGCGCGGGATGCTGTGGGTCGACCTCGACGAGGCGGGCCTGCGGTGGTACTTGCAGGCGAAGTGGAAGTTCCGCAGCGAGAACGATCTGCGCAACGCGCTGGAGCTTGCGATGCGGGCGAACGCCTTCCACCCCGTCCGCGCGTATCTGAACGGCCTGACGTGGGATGGCAAGCCCCGCCTCGACACGATGCTCATTGACTACCTCGGCGCGGAGGACAGCCCCTACGTCCGCGCGGCAACGCGGAAGTGGATGTGCGGGGCCGTGAAGCGCGTGATGCTGCCGGGGTGCAAGTTCGATCAAGCCATCGTGCTGGTGGGCAATCAGGGCATCGGCAAGTCGAGCTTTGCCGGTATCCTCTCACGCGGCTGGTTCAACGACAGCGAGATCAACATGAACAGCAAGGACGGCTATGAATCCCTGCACGGCAACTGGATCATCGAGCTCGCGGAGCTCGCGAGCATGAAGCGCAGCGACGTGGAGACGGTGAAGACGTTCCTCTCCAAGTGCGAGGACACGTACCGCCCCGCCTATGGCCGGAGGGCCGCGACCTTCAAGCGGCAGTGTGTGTTCTTCGGCACGACGAACGAAGAGGAGTTCCTGCGCGACCGCACGGGGAACCGGCGCTACTGGCCGATCACCGTGAGCGGGCAGCTGGACCGCGAGAAGTTCGAGGCGAACGTCGATCAGATATGGGCCGAGGCCGTGGCAGCCTATCGCAGCGGCGAAAGCCTCTGGCTGGACACGGACGAGCTGCGCGCGGCGTGGGGGCAGAGCGTGGCCGCCCGCACGGTGCAGGACGAGCTCGAAGGCATGGTGGAGGAATACCTCGACCGGCTGCTGCCGGAGAACTGGGATGAGCTCTCCCCCGAGGCCCGACGTGACTTCATCAACGGGGATGCAGTGACGGAGGGCATCGCCTGCACGAAGCGCCGTGAGAGCGTGAGCCTGACGGAGATCCGCGTGGAGCTGTGCGGGGAGGACCGGCGCAAGAGCGGCGGGAGCGACCTTCTCTCCCGCAGGCTTGCGAACATCCTCAACAGCCTCCCCGGCTGGGAGAAGAGCAGCAGGAAGAAAAAGCTGCGCTATTACGGCGCGCAGTGGGTCTACCAGCGCGCGGAAAAGTGACGCGAGAGGAGGGGGCGAAAGCCCTCTCTTCCTTCGCGGCAGTGGAACCAAAGGGCGGCAAAAAGTTCCGACGGAACAGGCCAAAACCGCGGCGGTGTCACCAAAAGTTGACAAGCCTGCTCTCCCGCATGGCCCGCGTTTTACGCAGTGGGGCAGTGATTCAACAAAAAGTGACATCGGAACTGCTTTGGAACTTTTTATGGAACCGTCGAAAGCCTTGGTATATAAGGATTATTCCAATGGTTCCATTGGTTCCATTGTTTTTATAAAAACAGTAAGTCGTTTTTATTTTTTGCAGAAAGTGAAAAAATAAAAATAGCTATTATACTATATAGAAAAGAATGGAACTTGGAACTTTGGAACTTTTTCCCATTTTGAAAGAGGTGACAGCGTGAAAGAATTAGAGAGCTCGGTGGAGCAGTATCTCCGGCGGAAGGTCGAGGCGGCAGGCGGTCGGTGCGTCAAATTCGACCCCGGAAACTATCGCGGGTGGCCTGATCGGATCGTGCTCCTGCCCGGTGGGGTCATTGTGTGGGTAGAGACAAAGCGACCCAGCGGGGGCCGTGTCGCCCCCGCCCAGCGCATCGCGCACGAAGAGCTGCTGCGGCTCGGGCAAGACGTCAAGATCGTCTGGTCGAAGGACGAAGTCGACGAGCTGCTGGAGTATTTGACAGGTTGAAAAGACCTGACCGAGGAAAGACCTGACCGAGGAAAGACCTGACCAAAGAAAGACCTGACCAAAGGTAAAAAGAAAGCCCCTGCTTCGGGTAGTGAAGCAGGGGCTCATTGTTTCAGTGGGTCAGTGGGTCAGTCGAAGAGCAGGTCGTACTGCTCCTGCGTCTCGTAGCGGTCGTGGACGGGGATGGGGTAGTCGGATGGGAAGCGGGAGTCGCAGGAATAGATGAAGTTGCCGCCGAACATGGGGCCAATGACCCTGTCGCCGCGATCCGGATTGACCGGGACGGCGCTGAGGTGCGTTACACCGTTGGAGAAGAGCTTGCGCTCGGCGACGCGGAGGAGGCGAGGGTCGTCGTCGGGGACGTCCTTCCAGCCGAAGGGGCCGACGAGAAAGAGCTCGTCATAGGCGGCAGAGACGCCGCCGTTGGTGTAGTCGCCCGGGAGCCGGGCGTCGCGGAAGACACTTACGGGTAAGACTTTCATGGTGATTCTCCTTTCACGGGCGGAAGATGATTTTGACGCCCCTGCTTTGCAGCAGGGCGATATAGTGGAAGAACTCGGCGCTGAGCTCGAGTGTGTTGCAGCAGTCGGGTTGCTCGGCGGGGCGAACGCGGCAGAGGTAGGCTTTGTCGATCTCGCCGTCGGGATCAGCGATCAGCATGCAGTCCATGCCATCCCAGCTGGAACGGTAGACCTCGCGGACGATGGTTTTCTTTTTCATGGCAGATTCTCCTTTCAGATTCGGTCGAGGGCGGTGATGAGGCGGTCGAGGATGCGGTAGAGCTCGACTGCGCCGAGGGCGATGAGCAGGTATTCGGTGCAGGTCATACGGCTGCACCTCCCTTCACGGGCAGCGGCACGGGGGTGTCGAGCGGAAGCTCGTCCCACGCCTGATTGCCGGGGTAGGTGCGGTCGAAGAGGGCGAAGAACGAGCGGACATGACGCCGGGTCGTCTGCGTGGCGACGGGGCTGAGCTTGATGAGCATACCGTCGGTGCGGAAGATGCAGACGAAGGTGTTGTAGCTCTTGAGCAGGTGGTTCCCCTCGCTGTCGTCGAGGACGCGGGCCTTGCCGTAGAAGCTCTTGCGGCCATCGAAGCAGGGAAGATCATAGTTTTTCATGGCGTGAATCTCCTTTCGGGCGGTTGGGTACTTGCGGTCTCCCACGACGGGAGAGAAGTCTCTCCCGTTTCGACCCGTGACCGGCGGGCCATCATCAGGTGGGGATCAGTACGACCAGTCGTGGACGCGGTGGTACTTGCCGTCGTCCTCGTGCAGCTCGTACAGGGCGAACGCACATTCGCCGTCGGTCTCCTCTACGTCCCAGCGCCGTGCGGCGCGCTGAACCTCGTCCATCGTGTCGAACTCGCCGATCTTCTCGCGGCAGTCTGGGACGTCGTAGATGTCATACAGGCGGAATCTTTTCTTGCTCATGTTCGGTTCTCCTTTCAGTTGTCCGGGCCGTTGTCGCTCGGCCTGAGACCATTTGGCACGTTGCCACGCGTGGAGTAGTCAAGAGAAAAATTCATTCTGAATTTTTACTCTTTACTTCTCTCGCTGGCGGCATCGCGCCGGTGTGGCTGGGTACGTGAGCGGTTTCCCGCGACGCCCTCGGGATCGAGAGCGTTTCGGCCCGTGACCGGCGGGCCATCATCAGGCGGGGTCGTAGAGGAGAACGTCAATCGGTTCGGCGTCGTCATCGACGAATCGAGCAGGTACGTCTCCGGGGGTGTAAGCCCGAGCGCCGTAGACGGAGTCGGCTGCGTCGGTGTCCCAGTCGTAGGAATAGACTGTGCCGGTCTCGTCGATCAGGTAGTCGTAGTCGTCTTCAATCTCTCCGTTGGGAAGAGTGACGTAGTTGTCTTCCGGCAGCCACATGAGGCGTCTGACCGTGAGGGAATGATCGGGGGCACAGACAGAAAGGTCATCCGGCCAGCACCGGAAGGTGCTGCTGCGGAAGCGGTGGTAGGTGCTGAGATACGACTCGTTCGAGTAGAGCACGCCGCCGTCAGAGACGAAGTCTCCGATGGTGTAAATCCGGCCCGCTCCGGTGAGAAAAACCATGCGGCTGTGAATGGCGTTCTCTACGAGAAGCATGGCGTTTTTGTTCTCATAAAAGCGGGGGAGCGCTCGTTTGAGCGGGGATAGCTGCGAGGCGATGTACTCCATCGTGTCGCTGATTCCGCGCCGCGGGTCGATGGGGATGATCCCGTTGTGAGCGACGCCGACGTCCGTCGAGATCGTCAGCTTCTTCAGTGCACCGACGGAGTCGGTGATCGGGAAGGGGTGGCAGTTCTCCGGCTTCGTGCCGCCGTGGGTCGTGATGCGGAAGTGCAGGACGACAGGCGTTTTCGTGAGGTCGAGGCGAGACTCGACTTTCTCGAGAGCCTTTATGAAGTGTTCATACTTCATAAAGCCCTTTTCGATTCTGACCTTGCCCTTCTCGGTGTACATGAAGCCTGCGCCGTCGTGGTTGTTATCCCACATGGTACGGAGTGTGTCGCGGCTGGGCATGGGGATGCCTGCCGCCTTGGCTGCGATAATGCACATAAGCAAATCCTCCTATTTCGTTTTCAAGGTCGAAGACCTTGCGATCTCCGGTGGTTTCCCACGACGGGAGTAAAACTCCCGTTTCGGCTCGTGACCGGCGAGCCATCGTCAGGTGGGCGGGGCGATCTGCTTACAGCAGACCGCGCTGGGCGGCGTAGGTGGACAGTTCTTTGAACTGTTCGGCGTTGATGATGTCGGTCCATTCCGCCTTGTCGGCGCACTCTTCGAGCGTGTGGGACATGGCGTATTTGACCATGTTGCTGATGAGCTGGAGCGAGGCGATGAGCGTGGAACGCTTCAGCGTTCCGCGGAAGAAGCGGAACTCGACCGTCTCCGACGGGCAGAGGTTGATCGCCTGATAGCGTCCGGCCCACTCCGTCTGGAGCGCGGCTTCCCGAAGGGAAAGCTCGTCGTGGCAGTGGTCCTCGTAGTCGAGGCAGGGGAAAGAGGCCCAGCGCTCGAGCTGTTCCGCCTTACGGCGGGAGAAGGCGGTGAGCTCGTTCTGAAAACGGACGGTCAGCCAAACAAGTTTGGCCGCGGTCGTTTTCTGCTCGTAGCTGTCGGAGCCGAGGCAGCGGCGGCCGACGTGGATATGCAGGCCGCAGGTCGTGGTGTCGTGGGACTTGAATCCATGGGATTCACAGATTCGGCTGATCTCGGCCCAGCGGAGTTCGTACATGTGGAAGGCGAGGGAGCAGGGGTGGGTGACGATCTCGACGCCCTCATCGCCGAGGGAGCCGTCGTGCTTCATGTAGATCGGCTCGTCGAGCTCTTCGAGCTCGTTTGCGAGGTCGTTGTGGTCGTCGCCGCAGTCGACCTCGAGCTCTACACCGAAGGTGGGAGCGAAGTCCTGCGCCTCGTAGCTGCTGACAACGCGGCCCTGTTCACTGGCGAGCTTGGAAAGCTCGCTGCTGCGGAACTGAAACTCGGGGTCGGGCTTATAGCCGTAGTCGTGGAACGACTCGCTGTCGCCCTCGTCGTAGCAGTCCTCGCAGACTGGATCGTCATTGTGGTCAAACAGTACATCGTCCGAACGGACGAGTCTGCCGCAGTTTACGCAGGTGTACCAGCTGCTGTCGTAGCAGTCGTCGCAGACGACTGTGCCCCACTCGTCGGTGTGGACATGCTCATCGTCGAACAGGTCGCCGCAGTCATCGCAGCGCTGATAGTCGTCAGCGCAGCAGGAGCAGACGAGGCGTTCACCGTGCATTCCCGGATTGATGTCGAACATCTCGTCGACATCAACGATCTCGTCGCAGTCATCGCAGACGGAATAGTCTCCGCTGTCGCGGCAGTCCTCGCAGATGAACTTGCCACCGGCGGTCGTGTAGCCGTCTTCCTCGCGGACCCACTCGTCGCAGTCCTCGCAGCGCTTGTAGCCTGCTGCCTCGGCGCAGTCGGCGCAGAGCAGCTTGCCGTCGAGCTCGAAGAGCTCTTCGTCGACGCAGCCACACTCATCGCAGGTGTTCTGCATGATCTCGTTTTCGTTTGCCATAGTGACCTCTCACCGCCGAGGCGGTGTTCGCTCGTTTCCTGCCCGAGCTCGGCATGATGTCGTGTTTCACAGCCCCACTTGGCTGAGGCCGCTTGACCCGTCGGCCAATCGGCAAGTCCATTTGGCACGTTGCCCCGCGCGAGGTAGTCAAGAGAAAAATTTATTTCATAAATTTTTGCTCTTTACTCCCTTCCCGGGCGGCAACGCGGGCACGCCCTCCGTTGGTTCCCACGGCGAAGATGTCAGTGAATGTCAGTACCACGGTGTGGTACTGTATAGACTGCGAGAAGACCAGAGAGGAGGCGGCTGCTATGCCGAGAGGCAAGGTTGAAAACCTTGTGCAAAACCGAGACTTTACACCGGAGCAGCGCCGAGAGTGGGCGGAAAAGGCGTGGACGGCGTCTGTCGAGGCGCGCAAGCGCCGAAAGACGTCTGCCGAGATCATGCGAGCTGTGCTCTCGTGCGAGCTGACGCCCGAAGAGGCGGACGAAAAGCTCAAAGAGCTGGGCATCTCCACCTACGGTGGAGCGATTGCGCTGGCGCAGGTGCAGCGAGCCATGCGGGGAGACACGGAGGCCGCGCGCTACTGCCGTGATACGGCGGGGGACAAGCCGACTGAGGCGATGCAGCTGGCGATCACGGATAAGCCTGTAAAGGCTTTGGACATGAACGCGCTGAGCGACGCAGAGCTGGAAGCTCTGGCGGATCAGGCCGACGAGGAGTAAGAAACGAGGAGAACTCACGGAGAGTTCTCCTCGTTTTGTGTAGGTTTGGTTGCGGTTTGGTTGCGGTTTGGTTGCGGTTTGGTTGCAAATCCGTCGGGGTGAAACCCCGAAAGCCTTGTGGCACAAGGGACAGCGGTGAGCGAAGCTCATGCTGGGCCAGCATGATGCCTGTACTTTGTACAGCAAAATCCCTCGCCGCGCGCTGGGCTGAAAGCCCCTGCCGGGGCTGCTGCGCGCAGCGGTACGTGGCGGGTGTCACTACCAATGGGTAGTGACATCACGCGAGCATCTGCGCAAGTGCATCAGGCACACCCCCGCCCCCACCCCCGGTCGCGCGGGCGGCCCCCTACCCTATAATGGGAGACCGAGAAATTTTCAGAATTTCAGACTCTTGTCAACTTTTGTTGACACACTGCTTCCGTGATCCAGCGCCTCGCTGATCCAGTCGTTCGATCAACTACGCAGTTGATTTGTGACGCTTATGTCGTTGGGACGGTTGATCTATGACGCTTCGGTCAACAGTGCAGTTGATTTATACCGCTTAGTGCTCTGTTGGTTATGCCTGCGAAAGCAGGAAACACAGTCGGTCGCGAACGATGTCCCGCGGGCGCAGAGCCAAGTGTCGTTGTTGCGACAGCGGCGCTTTATATCTCGGGGTGACTGGAGACGGTTCCAGTCCGGTCTCATAAACCGGCAGACGCGGGTTCGAATCCCGCCCCCGAAACCAAGTCCTAAAGCTGACAGCGTACAGGGGTGCACGAAGGACATGCCCAAACTTGGCGAGCGCCGCATCCCGTCAGCAAGGCCCAGCTCTGGGAAAGGCCGTTCGATTTGCCCGCGTTGAATCGAGCGTTACTTAAAATGCGGGGGCCGCTCAGTTCAGGCCGTATCCGTAAACGCGGGACACGCAGACGTAGCTCAATCGGCAGAGCACCGCGCCAGGAGGGGGATGCAGGTTCAAATCCTGCCGTCTGCGCCAAAAGTGAAGCTGACGCGAACCGCCTTCTCTCCGCGGTTTGCGTTGGCGGGGAAAATGTCTGCGGCGATCCAACGGGCTGAAGGGGTGGGTGGCCCTGTCGCAGCTTCGAAATTTAACTCTCTACAGGAGGATGAAATAATGGCGATCACTACTATTTCGGCGGGCGACGCCACGAAGCTGACGCGCAAGCGCCGCTTCAACTGCCTTCTTTGCAACTGTGTCTTTGACGCAGAGGGTTCTGACTACGAGGTAGTCACTGACCTCCAGCTTCGCGAACAGTATGGCATTGAGGCAAGCTGCACCTGTCCTACGTGCTCCAAGACCGCATACAGCTACGCGGGCCGTGCGGGCATGATCCCGGAGATCAAGAGCATCCGCATCGGTACGATGCCGAAGACGTTTTATCGTCCCGGTCAGACCTTCGACCCGACGGGTATGGTCGTTGTCGCAGTGTACGACGACTACCACGAGGAGACGCTTGCAGCGGACAGCTACACGACCGCTCCGACCACGGCACTCACGCTGAGAGACGACCACATCACCGTGACGCACACGAAGAGCTGCAAGACGGTGGACATCCCGCTCTTCGTCCACAACGAGACCATCATCCGCCCCGAGCTGGAGAAGGCCGCCTACGTCTACTCCGGCAGCGCGCAGGCCGTGAAGGTCAAGGGCTACGACGCGGCCACGATGACGCGCTCCGGCGACGCATCGAAGACGTCGGTCGGCAGCTACGCCGTCAAGTTCACGCCGAAGACCGGTTACTGCTGGCCCGATGGCACGACCGCCGCGATCTCTCTGCCGTGGCTCATTGTCCGCGCTGAGCCCGCGGCTCCCACGCTGACGCCCGCGGCTGTCACGCTGGACGCCACGCACAAGAGCGTCACGTTCGCTGTGACGCGCTCCGGCGACGGCGTGATCGAGGTCGATTCGAGCGATGAGAGCGTCGCCGTGGCGACGGTGTCCGGCACGACCGTCACAGTCAAGGCTCCTACCGCGCCGAAGACCGGCAAGGCGAAGATCACCGTTAAGGTGAAGGAAGGCACGAACTATCTGGCCTTCACGGAGGGCGTCGTGTGCGACGTCACGGCAAACTTTGACGCAACGGAGGGATAAAGGATGAAGAAATATATCGGTACAAAGATGATCGAGGCGGAACCGGCCATCCGCAAGGGCGGCAAGGTTTATGAGAAGACTCAGCCTATTCCGAGAAGCATGGAGCCGGAGGAAGACGGCTACAAGGTTCGCTACCCGGACGGCTACGAGTCCTTCAGTCCGAAGGCTGTCTTTGAAGAGGCGTATCGCCCGACCGACGGCATGAGCTTTGGCCTCGCCATCGAGGCGGCGAAGAAGGGTAAGAAGATCGCACGCCGCGGCTGGAACGGCAAGAACCAGTACGTTGAGCTCGCGGAGCGCATCAGCTACGAAAACGCTGCGCATGAGGTAATCAATGCCAAGCACGAGGCCATCGGCAACAAGGCACTCGCCTTTGTCGGTACGAGCGGCGTGCAGCTCGGCTGGCTCGCATCTCAAGCAGATATGCTGGCCGACGACTGGGCGATCATAGAATAAGCTATCTCCTGTGGGGCGGTGCGAGGGTTACAGCGCGCCGCCTTGCTTCTGGAGCAGCCGGACATGAAAGGGCAGCCTGAAATGACAGCTCATGCGCCCTCCTCGCATGGCGCTGTCCTGTGTCCGGCCTATACATCTGAGAAACGGAGGACCTGATGAGCGGTCTTAGCGATAGAGAATATCTGCGGCGCGAGATGGCTCGGCGCGAGTTGGCGCGCAAGTCCTACCGGCGCTACCTATACTACGTTCACGGCGATCTGTGGAAGCGGACGCGCATGAGCGACTATCTGGCGGACGAGATTCAGAAGTTCGTCGAGGAGAACACGGGGAACGCATATGACGTTCTCATCATTAAAACGCCGCCGCAGCACGGCAAGTCCATGACGATCACGGAGAGCTTTCCGAGCTGGTACTTGGGCCGCTTCCCGCGCAACCGCGTAATCTTGGCGAGCTACAACGACGACACGGCCAAACGCTTTGGCCGGAAGAACATCGAGAAGGTCGAGCAGTTCGGCGCGACGCTCTTTGGCCTCGAGAAGGGCTACATCTGGACGACGACCGAGTTTGAGCTGAGCAACGGCTGGGGCCGCGTGATCTCGCGCGGCGTGATGTCTGGCATCACGGGAAACCCGGCAAATCTGCTCATCATCGACGACCCGATCAAAAACCGCGAAGAGGCGGACAGCGAGACCTACCGCGGCAAGCTGTGGGCGGAGTGGCAGAACACCCTCAAGTCCCGTCTGGCAGCGGGGGCGAAGGTCATCGTCATTATGACGCCGTGGCACGAGGACGACCTCGCGGCCAGACTTGGCCGCATGGAGGCGAATGTAAAGGAAATCCGCCTGCCGGTCGAAGCCGAGGAGCTGGACCTGCTGGGGCGCGCCGTCGGTGACTCCCTGTGCCCGGAATTGGGCAAGGACAATCGCTGGCTCGCGCAGTTCAAGGACAGCTACATCAACGACCCCAAGGAGGGCGGCCTGCGTGCATGGCAGGCGCTGTATCAGTGCTCGCCGCGCGTGGAGGGGGGTAACGTCGTCAAGCGCGAGTGGTGGAAGCGGTACAGCCCGCGGGACATCACGACGTTCGGCACGACCGTCATCTCCGTGGACGCGACGTTCAAGGATAAGGAAAGCAACGACTTCGTGGCAATCGAGGTCTGGAGCAAGCGAGGCGCGTTCTACTACGGCAGATACTGCCTCAATCGGCACATGGACTTTCCCGCCACGATGCAGGCAATTCGCACGATCCGAATGCTGTTCCCCGAGACGCTGTATGTGCTGATTGAGGACAAGGCAAACGGCAGCGCGATCATCCAGACGCTGCGGCACGAGTTTCCCGGCGTCATCGCCATCAATCCCAAGGGCGGTAAGGTCTCGCGTGTGAACGCGGTGAGCCCCGCCATTGAGAGCGGCAACGTGTTCCTGCCTGACGGTGAACTGTGGACGGAAGAGTTCATCGATCAGTTCACGGGCTTTCCTGCTGTGCCGCACGACGATATGGTCGACGCCTGCTCGCAGGCGCTGGGCTTCCTGCTCTACTCCAACGGCGACCCCGGCGAGCTGCCGGGCACGGTGGACGCGCGGCTCATCGAAGAGCGAACGCAGGTGAGGCAGGAGCAGGAGATGTTTTTGAGTCCTGCGCTGTACGACCCCTACGGGTCGGACGGCGTCTTCTGACAAGGAGAACAATATGGAAGTGATCTATGGCGCGCTCGGCGCGCTTATCGTGGTCGCGTTGCTGGCCCTCGGCGCTTTTGCTGGGTGGAAGGCACGCGGCCATTTTTACGGGGCTAAGGTGGAGCGCCCCGCTGCGGAGGAATTGAAGCGTATGGAGGCCGAGCAGGCCGCGTTTCAACAGATGCAGAACTACAACGCCGACGTGGCCTATGGCATCGGCGGCGACGCACGGCAGGAGCTGGAAGGGAGTGAGACGGCGTGAAAGAGAACAACATGACCCGCGCGTGGCAGCTCTACGAGCTGGGGCGCAACTATAACGAATCTCTCACGCCGAATCAGTACACGCTGGTGGAGACGAACACGGAGTTCTTCACGGGCAATCAGTGGCTGCGCCTCCCCAACACGCCCGCGATGCGCGGGTTGCCGAAGCCTACCTTCAACATCCTCAAGCGCGTGGCGAGCCTGTTTATTGCCTCGCTGACGTCCAGTGGCGCAGCGATCCGCTTTGAGCCGCTGGCCTACTACGACGGCAGCAACATGGAGGATCCCGACCACGACGCCGCGGCGTTTGCCAACGCGGAGGTCGAGGCGCTGCTGGAGAAGTTCAAGTTCGACTATCGCATCCGCGACGCGCTGTTCGACGGCGCGACGGTGGGTGACTACTGCGCGCATTTCTACTTTGACCCCGACAAGCTGCCCTACGGCGGTGCGTTCGGCTCGTACCGCGGCGAGATCGAGATGGAGCTGCTGGACGGCATTAACGTCATGTTCGGCAATCCGAACGACCGCCGCGTGCAGGAGCAGCCCTACATTATTATTGTGGGCCGCGACACGGTGGAGCATCTGAGCTGGGAGGCCAAGCGCTACAAGGCCAACCGTGAGAGCTTCTACAAGAGCGGCAAGGGCAACGATGCGGGCGACGAGCTGCTGGACGTGCAGTTCCAGCCGGACGCCGACTACGACAAAATGCCCGGAATTGGCGGTAAGACCGAGATCGTGGAGAGCGAGATGGGCACGGGCAAGGCGCTGTACGTCTACCTGTACACGAAGGTCTCGCACGAGGAGGACATGACCGACGCGAACGGCAACGTCGTCTATGAGGACGTGCTGGACGCGAACGGTGACATCGTCTATGAAAAGGGCGAGGACGGCGAGCTGTTGCTCGACGTGGATGGTATGCCCGTCCCCAAGCGCAAGGCCGCCAAGCAGATCGTGACGACCGTGCACGTGACGAAGGCGACGAAGACCGCCATCATCTTTGAGGACGTGGACACGGGCCTTTCCCTCTATCCCATTGCGTGGGGCAACTGGGAGAAGCAGAAAAACCAGTACCATGGCCGCGCGCTGGTGACGGGCCTGATCCCGAACCAGATTTTTATCAACAGCATGTTCGCTACCGCCATGCGGCACTTACAGCTCATGGCGTTCCCGAAGACGGTATACAACGCCGATCTCATCGCTAAGTGGGACAACGAGATCGGTCAGGCCATCGGCGTTCACGGCTTGCAGCCGGGCAACGGCATTTCGCAGGTCGCCTATAACCTTCAGCCCGCGGAGATGAGCAATCAGATCTTCTCGCTGATCGACAAGGTCATGGCGTACACGAAGGAATGCCTCGGCGCGACCGACGTGCAGATGGGCAACGTTAAGCCCGACAACACGAGCGCCATCATGGTCATGCAGACGCAGAGTGAGGTCCCGCTTGAAAACATCCGCTCGAACCTTTACGAGTGGATTGAGGACATCGGCACGGTGCTGCTCGACATGATCGGCACGTACTACGGCAAGCGTCCGGTCGTCGTCGACAAGGAGTTTGAAGAGATGGTCACGGACGCCGCGGGCGCGCCGGTCATCGACCCGATGACGGGCATGATGCGCACGCAGAAGTTCACGCGCCGAGTGGTCGAGGAGTTTGACTTCTCGCAGTTCAAGCACCTGTGGCTGAACCTGCGCGTCGACGTTGGCGCGACGACCTACTACAGCGAGATCGCGATGACGCAGACGCTCGATAACCTTCGCCGCGACGGTACGCTCGACGTGCTCCAGTACCTTGAGCGCATCCCTGATAAGCTGATCCCGAAGAAGCAGGAGCTCATCGACGAGCTGCGCGGACGCATCGCGGAGGGCACGCAGGCCAACGCCGCTGCCGGTGCAGCCATTCCCGAGCCCGGTTCTCCGGTGAGCGCGGGCGGGCCGACGCAGGGCGGCGAGCTTGACGCGGCGAAGAAGGTGCAGGGCCTGCCGCAGCAGATGGAGGCGCAGTTCAATGACCTGCCCAACATCGCAAAGAAGACCGCGCTGGCGCAGGGCGCTATGCACGCGAGATAACTGAATCAGTGCAAAACAGAGGAAGCGCACCACGCTTCCTCTGTTTGTAAATAACTCCCGTTCACCATACGGGAGACGAAGGAGACATCCACATGGAAGAGAACAAAGTCGTCAACGATACGGCGTCGTTCGACGGAGATGTGAGTCCCATTCTTCCTGACGGCTGGAAGGAAGGCGACGATATCTTCGCTGACGGTGAGGGCGAGAACGAGGAAACTCTTGCAAAACTCTTTGCCGACGGGCAGGAGGCTGAGCAGCCGCTCGACCCTGAAAACGACGACGCAAATCCGACTCCCGCTGCCCCTACCACGGGCGAGCCGGACGACGGAAGCGTAACTGACGCCGAGGATCACGATCCGTCTGCCGCGCCCGACGGGGCTGCTGGTACGGAGACGAGAGCCCCGAGGAAGCTGACGCTGAAGGTAAACCACGAAGAGCAGGAAGTGGACATCGACGCCATGAGCGACGACGAGCTGCGCGCCCTGCTTCAGAAGGGAAAAGCCTTCGATGCCATGAAGGACGCCGAGAATAAGCGTACCTATCGACAGGTTTATCGGGAGCAGATCGACGCAGGCATGACCGAGGCTGCGGCCCGCATGGTTGCCAAGGATGCTGCTGAGGGCCATTCCTACGCCCTGACGGACGAGGAAGAGCAGCAGGCCCGCGAGGCCGCTGCGCAGGAGCCCACGCCTGATAGTACGCCCAGCACGCGCAGAACGCGCGATCTCCGCTCCGAAGTGGAACAGCTTCGTGCCCTGTATCCCGAGATCACGGAAATGCCTGATGAAGTAGCCAAGGCTGTTTCGCAGGGCATCCCGGTCATCACGGCTTACCTTGCCTATCGGGAAAAGCAGAGCACACAGGCCGCCGCGAATCTCCGCAAGGAGAACCAGATTCTGAGACAGAACGCGGCAAACTCGGCAAAGGCCCCTGTGAGGGGCGTGACCGGCGGGGATAATGCTCCGCCCAAGAAGAAGTCCATCTTTGAAGAGGGCTTCGATGCGGGTATGCGCTGGAACTGACCCGCCGCGTGAGGGTGCCGCGTTTGTAAACTTTTTGCCCCACGAGGGCCCACAGAAAGGATACAAATATGGGTACTTATTCTCTTGCTACCAAGTTCAGCAACAAGGTTGATGAGGCTTTTCAGCGCGCCGCGCTCAAGGGTCTTGTGACCAACAACGACTACGACTTCAACGGTGTTGACACCGTCAAGGTGTACAGCATCCCCGTGGTCGAGCTTTCCGACTACGTCCGCAGCGGCGCAAACCGCTACGGCACTCCCGACGAGCTGGGCAACAGCACGCAGACCATGACGCTCCGCAAGGACCGTGCATGGACCTTCACCATCGACAAGCTCAACAAGAACCAGAGCCAGATGGTCATGGATGCGGGCAAGGCTGTCGCTCGTCAGCTCGCGCTGAAGGTGATCCCCGAGGTCGACACCTACGTCTTCAAGGAGATCGCCAAGGCAGCGCCCACCGGCCACACCGACGCTACCGCCGTCACCAAGGCAAACGCCTATGGCGCGTTCCTTGCCGCGCAGGAAGCTCTCGGCAACGCCAACGTCCCCGACGAAGGCCGCGTGGCTCTCGTGAGCTACAACTTCGCGGGTCTTCTGAAGCAGGATGCCGCTTTCATGCGTGATTGCGACACCGCGCAGAACATGCAGATCAAGGGCCAGCTCGGCATGGTCGACGGCTGCAAGATCATCCGTGTTCCCGCGTCCCGCCTGCCCGCGGGCTGCAACTTCATCCTCACCCATCCCATCGCGTGCGTCGCGCCGACTGTGCTCTCCGAGTACAAGATTCACACCGACGCTCCCGGTATCTCCGGCTGGCTGTGTGAGGGCCGCATCTCCTACGATGCGTTTGTCCTGAACAACAAGAAGGACGCGATCTTCTACAACGGCGCTGCGATCTCCTGATCGTAGCGCGCACGAGTCAGAGCCCCCGCTTCAAGTCGAAGCGGGGGCTTTTCTCAGAGAGGATGAATTATGACATTCGAACAGGTACAGAATCAGGTGCTCAAGCTCCTGAATCAATATAGCGTGGCGGGCACACTCGTCGCCCCCGCGTACAACAATCAGCAGGACTACTTAAACCGCGTGGCGAGCCTTGCCAACGACGCAGTGATGGAGATCGCCACGACGGCGCGGAAAATCTCTGCGACGCTGGACCTCTCCACGCTTGGGAGCGAGGACGCGGGGGACTGGGTGCGCTATGAGCTGCCGGAGGACTTCTACCAGTTCAAGACCGGCGACACATTGCTGACGACCGACGACGGGCGTCTGTTGCACACTAACCGCTACACGATCTCCGGCAAGAAGTATCTGCTGGTCCCCAAGCGCGAAATCGAGGAGGGCTCGTCCTACACGATCACGTACTACCGCTATCCGCGGCTGCTGAGCGATAAGCCCGCGCCGACGGATGAGCTGGACAACGCGCCCGAGACGCACTATGCTGTGCCGTTCTACGTGGCGGCGTTCCTTGTGATCCACGACGACAACTTCCTTTTCGCATCGTTCTACAACAAGTTTGAAGACAAGCTCGCCAAGATGAGCGCGGGGCTGAGCGTGGAGGCGCGCAGCGTGGACGACGTCTATAACTTCGACATGGGGGGAGTGAGGTAACACATGAAGGTCACACTGAATACTTACCCCTCCTATGCGAAGACCTATGTCGTCGACTTCCCGAAGCTCAACGGCGGACTGAATCTGCGCGAGCTGGACTACCGTCTCGATGTTAACCAGAGCCCGGATATGAAGAACCTCTGGTGGCAGGACGGCGTGCTCCAGTGCCGTGACGGCCAGCGCTTTCTGAGCAGCGCGACGACGCTCGGCAAAGGATACGCTTGCAGCAAGCGCCCCTTCCACGGGCGCGAGTTCTTCCACATCGGCGGCAGCATCTACTACGCTACGCCGCCCGTCACGGTGGGCGCGTCGCCGGAGTCCTTTACGCTGAAGCCGGTCGTCACGGGCGTGCCGGAGAACCGCGGGACGTTCCTGCGGTACGGCGGCGACCTGATGTACAAGAACCGCGGCGGCTTCTACCGCATCAAGTATAACAGCGAAACGGACGTCTTTACGGCGGTGGACATGAGCCTCGTCGAGAACGCTTACACGCCGGTCATCGTCATCAACGCCTCGCCGACCAACGGCAGCGGCACGACATATCAGCCGGAGAACCGGCTGAGCCCGAGCAAGGAGGTCCACTACAACGCGGCGGAGGACACCGACTCCATCGAAAAGACCGCGGATGGAACGGTCAAGGAGTTTGACCTTGGCAAGACCTCGGCAACGGATCAGCTGACGCGCGTGTATGCGGTGTATGCGGGGAACACGCTGCTGAGCCCGACGGCCTACGAGGTCGACATCGCAACGGGGAAGGTGACGTTCAAAACCGCGCCGCCGAAGGACACGGTGCTGACGTTCGTCGTCCGCTACGGCGTCACGGTCTACCACCTGCCGGTGAAGGAAGTGGACGCCGTGACGCAGGTCAAGGTGGACGGCACGGTCAAGACGGCGAACACGGACTACACGGTCGATCTGGCCGGGGGAGCGGTCACGTTCAAGGTGGCCCCGCCAGTGACGGAGCCCGCGACGAACAACACCGTCGAGATCATCTATACGAAGGCGAACCCCGATGCGAAGGCGGCGATCATCGACTGCTGCTACGCGACGGTGGCGGGCAACGGCAACAATTTGTGCCTGCTGTTCGCGGGCTGTCCGGCGCAGAGCAATGCGGTGTTCTGGAACAGCAACGACAACCTCGGCATGAATCCCGGCTACTTTCCGGTGAGCTACTACAACCTCTGCGGCGACGGCGAGGAGGTCGTGACGGGCTTCGGGAAGCAGTACAGCGACCTGATCCTGCTCAAGGAGGGCAGCGTCGGCAAGCTGACGTTCGAGGTGGAGACGCTGGACGGGCGCGACTCGGTGTCGTTCAAGTACCAGAGCATCAACGCGAATATCGGCTGCGACCTGCCGTGGAGTATCCAGCTCGTCGAGAACAACGTGGTCTTCTGCAACACGCACCGCGGCGTGCACGTGGTGGCGAGTTCGAGTGCGGCGTATGAGAACAACATCGTGTGCATTTCGGACAATGTGAACGGGGAGGGCCGCACGGGCCTCCTGCACGACGTGCGCAACGCGGAGGTCACGGTGAGCACGGACGACAATGAGCGCTACTGGCTCTGCGCCGGTGGTCACGTGTATGCGTGGGACTACCATGTGAGCGCGCCGAGCGCGCCGAGCTGGTTCTACTTCACCGAGATCGGCGGCATTGCCTTCTTCCGCGATGACGACGAGAAGCTCTACCACCTTGACGCGCAGGGCAGGGTGACGGCGTTTGGGAGGTCGTTCGCCGACTACGGCGCGGCCATTGAAAAGCTCTACACCTTCCCGACGCAGTACTTCGGCGGCTATGACCGATTGAAAGACATCCAGTATCTGCTCGTCGCCGTGCGCAGCGACACGGACACAGAGGTGAAGCTGCGCTATGACACCGATTATGAGCGTCGGGTCGATTTGACGCCGATCCGCTCATTCTCGTGGAGACTGGTTCCGCGAAACCTTGCACTGCGGTGTCTCAAGCCGCTGCGCTACGGCCATGTGGAGAAGAGAAGACCGGGGTGTCGACACATCAGACACTTCTCGCTAACGCTGGAAAACAATGAGGTCATGCAGGACCTCGCCATCGTGTCGGCGCAAATTTACTATCGCTATTCAGGGAGGGAACGCTAAATGGCCTTCGATAAGCTTCAATTTACAAAAAACTGGAATAACCCCGATGACTTCCCTACGGTGGAGCTGTCGGAGGAGAAAGTTCGCGCGGATATGCAGCTACTGCATGATGAGGTCAAGAAATACCTCAACGATACGCTGATCCCGGCGGTCGTTGAGGACGGCGCGACGGAGGAGCATCGCGCAGAGGCGGAGGCGGCGCGTGTCGCAGCAGAGCAGACGCGGCAAAGCAATGAGCAGACGCGGCAGGCGAACGAGACGTTGCGCATCAGTGCGGAGAACGCGCGCAACGTGTGGGAGAACTACGACGCGTCCAAAGCCTATGCCCCCGGCAATAAGGTCGCATACGGCGGCAGCAGCTATCTTTGCATCAAGCCATGCACCGGTATCGCTCCGCCGAGCGCGGAATACTGGATGCTCATCGCCCAGAAGGGCGACAAGGGCGACAAGGGCGAGCCCGGTGGTGGCGGCGGTCAGCCTACGGTAGAGATCGACATTTCGGACAGCATCACGATGGACACCGAAAATCCGTTCGTAAGCCAGATCGAAGTCGGATACGACAAAAGCGTAGGCGAGAAGATTAAGCAGGCAGCGCTCGCCGGAAGTGCGAAAGTAACCGTCTTGCTGAAAGTGGGCGTCGGAGAGCCGGAAAAGGTGACGCTCCCGATGTCCGGCACGCAGAGTGCGTTTAATGACGGGTCGTTTGCATACGGCCTGACCGGAACGTATGTCTGGACGGGCGTGCTTGGGTTTGACATTATGATCGGAACAGCCATCTCCGATATCTCCTGCACCGTCGTAAAGCACATCGCCCCGTGGGGCGACAAGCCAATCTCCGACCCGGTGGATAAGCCGGACACAACGCCGGATGGGGCGTTTCTGCGGTGGAGCAGTGAACAGAAAAAGTGGGTGGCGGAAACCGTGCCCGCGGCGGAAGGAGGTTCGTTCTGATGGCGGAATATCTCGTACAGGACACAAGCCTAACGGCAGTTGCGGATGCCATCCGCGCGAAGGGCGGGACAACCGCGCCCCTGAGTTTTCCAGCGGGGATGGCTGAGGCGGTGCGCAACATCCAAAGCGGCGGCGGCACGTCCTATGTGGTCGGCACGCCGGTGTCGTTCACGCTCACCGGCTGGGACCCTGACGTGCAGGGGACGACCTACAAGCTGAAAGCCGTGGGATATAAGCCCGGCGCGAACGGCGTGCAGTTGGGGCTGCCGTCCGATTCCTCCACCGCCAACACGCAGGCGGTGGTCGCGTCAGCGTTGACCATCGCGAACACGGACGTCACTGCGCCTGACAAGGAAAAGAACGTGGCCGGATTCACCGAGATTTCCATTCCCGCCGTGAACGCGCCGAGCCGCGAGTTGACCGTTGCCATCTTCGGGCTTGTGGAGGTAGAGCGAGTTAAGGTGACAGCGCCCGCCGTTGTGGGCATCCCCGCGCCCATCGCGGGAGAAAAACCTGTGTACGGCATCAATGGAGAGCAGTTCACTGGTACGATCACATGGTCGCCCGACCTGATCGACAGCAAATTTGGTCCGCAGACTGTCTACACCGCCACCATCACGCTGACACCGAAGGTCGGCTACACCCTTAGCGGCGTGGCGGCGAACTTCTTCACGGTAGAGGGTGCGACAAGCGTCAGCAATGCCGCAAACAGTGGCGTTGTGACCGCTGTATTCCCGAAAACCGGTACGGCAGTGGTATGGGATAACGATCTGTGGAAGGTCATAACGCCCGAGACCGGGAAGAATCCTGTCCTGACGTTTGAAGACTCGAACTATACCGGCAAGGTCGTGTGGTCTCCCGAGGCGTCTACATTCGCCGCGTCCACAGTTTACACCGCGACTGTCACGCTGACTCCAAAAGAAGGGTTCACTTTTGACGGCATTCCTGAAAACTTCTTCGAACGCTACGGCGCAACGAGCGTGACCAATGCTGCGAACAGCGGCGTAGTTACGATCGTATTCCCGGCGACAAAGGAGGCTAAATCATGAATGAGCTGAATCACGTTGCCGTCATTGCCGACGGGAACGGACGCTGGGCAGAGCGGCGGGGTTTGGAGCGCTCCGCTGGGCACGAGCAGGGCTTGAACAAGGTGGAGGACATGATGCACTGGTGCGTGGACATGGGCATCCCGGCCCTGTCTGTCTACTGCTTTTCATGGGAGAACTGGAACCGGCCCAAGGAGGAAGTGGACGCGCTCTTTTCCATGGCGAACCGGTATTTTGAACGGTATCGGGAATTTGTGGAAAACAACATCCGCGTCCTCATTTCCGGGACGGACAAGCGCGTGCCGCCTGAGAGCATCGAAAAAATGGAGCGCATCCAGCGGGAGACCGCCCACTGTGACGGCCTGACGCTGAATCTGTGCTGCAACTACTCCGGGCGAATGGAGATCGTGGACGCCGTTGCCAAGGGCGCGCGGACGGAGGAGGAGATCACGGCGGCGCTGTATCAAAATCTGCCGGAGCCGGACCTCATCATCCGCACGGGCGGCTTTCAGCGGCTCTCCAACTTTCTGCTGTGGCAGTCCGCCTATTCAGAGTTTTACTTCACCGAAACGCTGTTCCCGGACTTTTCCGTAGGCGAGTTCCGCCACGCGGTCAAGCGCTTTGGTAATACAAAACGAAATCATGGGGGCTGAACGATGGCTGAATACACATCCGAACAGTACAAGTTTCTGCTGATGAAGCGTCTCCAGCGGCATTTTTCCATGATGAATGCCGCAGACAGGATTTATACGCAGAACTTCTTTTGTGCGCTGTTTGACGAATCCGTGACCGTGACGGAGGAGGCATACAACAACTTCTGCCGCCTGATGGACGATAATCTCGCGTTTTGCGCGGAAAAAGGCTGGTATAAATGCGAGGAAATCAATTTCAATGATGAAGGCGCTAAAGAACAAAGCATTTTGTTGGTCAATGCATTTGCGGAGATCGGCATTGCGTTGGAAATCAAGTCAAGCACTAACACTGCCAGTTTCACAAAGCCAAACGGAAAGGTTATGAACTACTCTGCCGACATGACCGGTAAAAACTATTTCTACATCAACGCAAGGGCAGGTACGGAATACCGATACGCCAAGGCGTCCGCTCCCGCCTACAATATGCAGGGGATGGACGTGCCGGAGAACTTGGATGGCTTTAAAAGAGCTGGCGACGGGACATATTGGCGATACAACGAGGAAACAAAAACCGTGACGATCTCCGGCGAGGGCACCCTTGGCAGAGTTCCAGAGGAGCAAATTTTAGGAGGAAAGTACACCACGGTGATTTGCGGCGCAGGAGTTTCTCGGTTACTTGAAAATAGCATTCACGTGGATGGCGCGGTATTGGTGCTCCTACGACCGCGTGACGCCGATATGGAGATCGAACCCCATTTTAATGCGAGTGGTGGCACCTGCGGAGGTACCGATTACAAAACCGTCGTTTACACGGACTGCGCCGCTGCCATCGCAGCACTGAGCACGGAGGAGCAGTCGAAATACGTCACACTGCACAGCCTATCTGAATGGGAGGGGTAAGGATGCACTACAAAAGATTGAACGCGGAGGATGCCTTTGCGGAGATCGCGCGGCTTGAGCGAGAGCATGAGGATGGCGTGGTCGTCAACATTGCGGAAAAGCACTGGGTCGGATCAGCGCCGGACGATGCGTTTGGCGACACTGTACGGGAATACGATATGCCGGTGTTCCACAGCGACTATCGCCCCGGTATGGTGGATCTCGTTTTCCCCGGCGATCTGTGCATCTGCGTGGTGGAGAAAAACCGCAGTCTCGCCGGAGACCGCATCCTACGCGCGGCGTGTGACTATCTCACCGCACGGGGTATCCCGGCGGTGGTCAACGGAAGTGACTTTCTCATCGCGGATATGGAGGCGCGAAAGCTGTACAAGATCGGCAGCTACGGCGATCTTCCAGTCAATGGAATGTGGGAGGCAACGGTGCACATCTCCATCCACGCGGATATGGAGCTGATTGAGGCTTGCCGCGACGAACCGCCGGAAATGACGCGCATCGGGCTTGACCGGTACGGCGTGACGGCGGAGGACCTTCTGGCGGCGATTATGGAGGGGTAACATGGCGATCACGGTGATTGGGCTGAACTGGATCGATCTCGCCTGCACGCTCTGGGCGTTGTGGCATGGCTGTACGGAACTGAATCCTTTGCTGCGGAGCGTCGTCACGATGATGTGGTACAAGGGCGCAGTCGTGCCGCTGTTGGCGTTGTGGCTTAATGCGCGGAGGACGCAAGAGGCTCGACGCGGACTGTATATCTGTGCGGGCGTGTACGGCGCGGTGTGCCTGTGGCACGCGGTCGGAATTTGGATGATGAAATGACGGAGGGGAACGAATGACAGATTTGGCAAGCATCGCGGCGCTGTGCTCCGAGGTGACGGTCATCATCGGGGCGGCGGCGCTGTTCATCAAGCCAGTGCGGGACAAGGTGCTCGGCTTTGACAAGCTCAAAGACGCGCTAAAGTGCGGGCTGCGGCATAACATGCTGCACACATACTACAAAAACCGCGAGAGCCAGGCGATCCGCCAGTATGAGCTTGAGGACTTTTTGTACCTTTACAAAGGCTATAAGGCGTTGGGCGGCAACAGTTTTATCGACAAAATCAAGTCCGAGATTGACGAGTGGGAGGTCAGGTCGTGAGAAAGGCGTGGACGGCGGCGCGGGAGCGCTGGGGCAAGATGAGAAAGCGGGACAAGTACATATCCATCGCTATTTTCAGCCTGACGTGGTACACCGTCGCCTCGCTCACCATGACGGCGCTCGGCGTGCCGCCGCCGGACGTACTGACGGAACGCTGGTTCAAGGCATGGACGACGGAGCTCGTCGTGGTGGCGGGCATCAAGATTTTCAGAAAGGACGATACAGTTTTATGAATGAATTACTGAACAAAAGAATTGCGAACCTTCTCAGCGTGAAGAGCCTCGTGACGATCGCGCTGACGGCGACCTTCTGCGCGCTGACGGTACAGTCAAAAGTGACGCAGGAATTCAACACCGTGTACCTCATGGTCATCGCCTTTTACTTCGGCACGCAGAACGCGGCGGGCAGCGCGAAGGGAGAGTGAGCGGTGTGAATATCCGCAAATACCCGGCAAACGCCGGGAACGTCGGCGGCACACGCGCGGCGAGTGGCATCCGCTACATCGTCATCCACTACACCGGCAACGACGGCGACACGGCAATGAACAACGCCAAGTATTACGCATCGAACGTGGTGAAGACCAGCGCGCATTACTTCGTCGATGCAAATGAGATCGTGCAGAGCGTGGACGATCTGCGCGTTGCGTGGGCGGTCGGCGGGAAGAAGTACCCATCCTGTCCGCAGACGGGCGGCGGGACGCTGCACGGGCGCTGCCTGAACGCCAACAGCATCAGCATTGAGCTGTGCGACGCGAAGAAGGACGGCGTTTACGCGCCAAGCGCGAAGACCGTCGCGCAGGCACTTGAGCTGACGAAAGCTCTGATGAAGAAGTACAACATCCCCGCGAGCAACGTCATCCGCCATTTCGACGTGACTGGCAAGCTCTGTCCCGCCTACTGGTCGGGCAGGGAGAATGCGGGCAAGTGGGAGAAGGAGTTTCACGGGAAACTCGCAGAGCCGGACTACCGCGCGATGCTCAAGGCGCGCGCTGGGTTGCTCGATCCGACGCTCGACTACCTCGCGGCGTACAAGTACGGCAGCGACTTGGTAAGAAAGCTCGCCATGATGAAGTGAGAAAGGCGGTAAGCCGATGGGCGGATATAATGCTAATACCAAATGGGACAACGAAAGAAGCTACTTAAACGGCCTGATCTCCAAGGGCGGCGGCAATGCCGAGTGGGCGAAAAAGCAGATGAACGAGCTGAACAAGGCTCAGCAGCAGTACGGCGGCTCGTCCGGTTCTTCGGGCGGCGGCACGACGGTGCGCACGCCGAGCGTGAGCACGCCCTCCCGCAGCAGCGGCAACAGCTACACGCCCGCCTCCGGCGGCACGCCGAGCACTCTCAGCACTCCCCGCGCCCCCGCCGCGTCCGGTGGATATGGCGCAAATACGAACTGGGCCAATGAGAACAGCTATCTCAACGGCCTGATCTCCAAGGGCGGCGGCAATGCCGAGTGGGCCAAGAAACAGCTGCAAACTCTGCAAGAGGCGCAGAAGAAGTATACTGGCGGCTCGGGCGGCGGCTCGGGCAGCCTCGACGACGATGCGCTGCGCAACCGCTATTTCCCCGGTGCTTCTAACATTCCGGACGGTGTTGACCTCGCCGCAGGCACGGTGCGTGCGCCGAACGGCGACATTCTGCCGCTGCACGACTGGTCGACCGATACGACCGACTACGGCAAGCTGATGCTCAATGCCAAGGACATCAACGAATTCCGTGAGGCGGCGCAGGCGCGCGTCAATAAGGCAAACGCACAGGGCATCAACATCCTGAACGGAGACGCACGGACGAACGAAGACCTCTATAACGAGTGGCGCAAGAAGAGCGGCTATGCCCCGAACTACGGCGACTTCGTGTATAAGGGGTGGGGCCACAACAGCATGACCGATACGGATGGTTGGATTGACAACGCCGGTCAGGGCACGGGCTACTACGGCATGGACGGCGAAGGCCACTGGGGCTACTATGAGGACGAAGCCCTGACGAAGAAACTGGCAAACGGCACGTGGGATGACTACGCATCCAGCGACGGCGGCTACGTCCGCATGGACGACACCGGCCAGCCCGACATGAAGGAGCGCGACATGTCCCGCGCGGGCAAGACCGTCACGCTGACGGGCCCGAAGGGCACATGGGAGTGCACCTACAACGACAACGGCTTCATCACGAAGCGCCTGCGCACGTCGACGCGCTACACCTTTGGCCTGACCCCGGCCAAGGCCGACAGCGACGCGGGCGTGAGCAGTGAGGATCTGCTTTACCTCGACACCGGACACCGCTACGCGGGCCCCGGATCGGACCTCTATAACAAGGACATCCGCGCAGCGTCGCGCAAGGACTACGAGAACGTCATGGCGTGGCGCAAGCAGAACGGACTGGACAGCGGCACGGATGCCGGTATGGGCGGCAAGCTGCCGAACGCCAGCGGCGTGAACGGCAATCTTTCCGGTTTGCTGCCCGACGCGATCCCCGGAGGTGCGAGCGGCAGCGGTTCGACCGGCGGCAGCGGTTCGACCGGCGGTATCACCAACCGTACGCCAGACCTGACGAGCGTTCTGAACAAATGGCTGGAGGCCGCCAAGGCGCAGGCGGAGGGGAAGATCGACTATGCCACGTCGACCGGCATCAACGAGCTTCAGCGCGCGCAGGAGGATGCACAGGGCCAGTTCCAGACCCAGCGCAATCAGATCGCCGCGGACGAGGCAAGGGCGCAAGACAACCAAGCTCTCTACAACGAGCGCGCGGGTGATCGCGGCGGTATCGGTGCGGCGCAGTACGACCAGATCGCCAACACCGCCGCGCAGAACCGCCTGACCGTGAATCAGGCGCAGACGAAGCTCTCCACCGACACGGCGCGCCAGATCGCAGACCTGCGCGCGCAGGGAGAGTTTGAAAAGGCGGACCAGCTGCTTCAGCTGTCGCAGAGCTACCTTCAGCAGCTCATCTCCATCGAGCAGTGGAGTGCGGAGTTCAACCTGAGCGTTGACCAGTTTAACAAGCAGATCGAGCAGTGGAACCGCGAGTACGAGCTGAAAATATCGGAGCTGCTGGGCTCCTACCGGGGCCAGCCGACGCTGGGGTCGCAGCAGCTGGCGATGAACAAGAACGCGCAGCTGTTCGATCAGGAATACAAACAGGCGGGCCTGACCGGCACGCTCCGCGGACAGCCCACATTGGAGGCGCGCGCCTCGCTGGCCGAAGCCGGTCTCGCCCTCGCGCAGAGCGGCATCATGCCGAGCCAGTCGCAGCTGGAGGCGATGAAGAGCCTCTACGGTTACGACAGCAGCGCCGTAACGAGCCTCGTCCAGACGGCGAAGCTCGCTGCGCAGAGCAAGCTGAGCGGCGGCAGCGGCTATAAGGGCGGCAGCAAGAATACCGGCAAGAACACCGGCAAGACGAGCAGCGGCGAGCCGAACATCAAGACCAACACGAGCCAGTGGCTCGCGTATCACGGCTATGACAATTACGCCGACGCCTATGACGCGCTGCGCCTTCAGGGCTTCGACGACGACATTGCGGAGAGCCGCGCCAAGGCGTACATGAAGGAGATCAACAGGTATGTCGACAGCAACAGCGTGACCTACGACACCTATCAGAGCCTCTATCGCACGCTCGTGTCGCTGAAGCAGACGAAGGGTGTGGGCGCGGCTCGCAGCTATTTCGAGAACAACATTCTGACGAGGTATGTCATCCCCGACAGATGGCTGAACGACCTGATGTCGCTGGTGGGGTACACGAGTTAAGGGAGGAACTGCATGGACTACATCGCAGAACTGCGAAAGAAGAAACAGCAGGAATATATCTCGGCGGGCAAGCAGAGCGCGCTGTACAGAGAGCAGCACGCCGCAGAGTTCTCCCGTCAGCAGCAGATTGTAAAGTCTGCAAAGGAAAAGACCTTGCCAGCACCGAAGACCGCGACCACGCCGACCGTCAAAACGCCCAGCACGAAGACGACCGGTAAGTCGTCCACAACTGCAAAGCTGCCAAGCCTTACACCTTCGATCAAGACGCCCTCTTCCACGGGGGCGTCTTCTTCTGACAGCAAGAAGGCCACGAGCCCGATGTTCCGCCGGACGCCGGAGAGCACTGCGCCGAAGACGACGCTCAAGAGCACGGTCGCGCAGAATCTGTCGAAGGGTGCGCTCCAGCAGAGCACGCAGAAGGTGAGTCAGCTCAAGGCGAATCAGCAGGTGCGCACGGAGCAGCGCTATCAGCTCTACGACGTAGACGCCGCGCAGAAGCAGATCGACGCGCTGAAGGCGCAGCTCAAGAGTGAGAAGGGCAAGCTCGCGCCGGACCGCACGGTGCGCTCGGGCCACGGAAAGAGCTACACCGTGAAGAGCGACCGCACGCATAGCCTCGGCGGGAATGCGGCGAAGCGCAAGGAGCTGGAGAGCCAGATCAAGAGCCTCGAAGGTGAGGTCAGCCGTGCCAAGCAGGTACAGAAGGCCAAGAGCTTTGCCTCGGTGTGGGATGATCCCAACTTTGAGGAGACCGCGCAGAAGGGCGCGGCAAAGAAGGGCAACGTCGTCGTCAATTCCCGCGCGCACAAGAACCCGCAGGGCCACCGTGGCAGAGCTGGCAGGGATTCTCACTTTACAGATGTTGCATACTCCAACATGACGGACGCAGAGGTCAAAACCTATAACTACCTCTATGAGACGAACGAGAAGCAGGCCAAGGAATACCTGTCGTTCATCCGCGAGACGCTGAATCAGCGTCAGGGCGTGAAGGAAGGCAAGCTCGTCCGCGATAATAAGAGCACGCTTGGCCGCACGGTGGGCACTGCCGTGTACGGCGTCGGGGCCGGTCTCGATCAGTTCGGCAGCGGCGCAATGCAGTTCCTGAGTTCCGAACGCCTGCCCGCAACTGCCACGCAGTATGGCAGTGCGTATATTCGTCAGGATCTCGCGGACACGGGCCCCAAGCTGCCCGACTGGGCAGGCGGGGCGTCGCTCGGGCAGGCGGCCTACGATACCGTCACGACGGCGGCGAACATGGCCCCGAGCATCCTGCTGACCGCCCTTGCCGGTCCCGCAGGCGCGAGCGCCGCAGCTGCGGAAACGCTGGGCTCGGCCACCATCGGTCTGAGCGCCGCCGGTAACGCCTATAATCAGGCGATGGCAGAGGGCCACACGAAGACGGAGGCACGTCTGTACTCCACGCTGATCGGCGCGTCGGAAGCGTACCTTCAGAAGACCTTCGGCGGTATTACCGCGTTCGGCGGTTCGCTCGCGAACATGCCGGGGCTGAAGGTTGCGATCAATAACCTCGACAGCTCGCTGAAGCGTCTGAGCGCGAACCTCGCGGTGAAGATGCTTTCCGAAGGTGGCGAGGAGTATGCGCAGGATATCCTCGACCCAGTGTTCCGCAACTGGTTCTACGGCGAGCAGAACGACGTGAAGCTCTGGACGCCGGAGGCGACCTATTCGTTCCTGCTCGGCGCGGTGACGTCGCTCGGCCTTGAAGGCGTTGGCACGGTACGCTCGGAGATCGAGCTCAACCGTCAGGGCGCGCAGATCAAGGGTGCGCACTTCGAGAAGGATCTGATTAAATCGGCCCTGTCCCTTGACAAAGAGACGGAAGCCTATCAGATCGCGAAGGACATGCGCTCCGGTAAGGTCAAGGACAACACGCACAACGTCGGCGAGCTCTTCAACCAGTACGTCCGCGCGGGCGGCGATCTGAGCATCTTCGACGCGCCGGTGAGCGCGAGCGAGGTCAACGCCGAGACCACCGCACAGACGAACACAACGCTGGATGCCGTGACGTCGGCCCTGATGGAGATCGACATGGGCGGCAGCAAGATGAGCCTGAAGACCGCCCGCGAGAAGGCGGACATCATCAGGCGCTACATGGACGGCGAGCTGCTGACCCCCAAGGAGATCAACAAGCTCAACCTGACGGACCAGAACACGCGCGGCGTCTTTGAGGAGTTCACGACGGTGCAGCTGCCCGAGGACTTCAACCGCCTGCCGCAGGGCGAGCGCGTGCAGAAGGTGATGGAGCTCCAGCGCCATCCGCTGGAGGACACCGGCGCGGAGATCGCAGAAACACCCACTGCGCAGCCGCTCAGCAGCGCACAGGAGACGCAGGCAGTCTCCGAGGGTAATTTCACACCCGAGACCGAGCTTGCCGCAGAGAGCGCCGCAGAGGCGCAGAGCAGGTTCGATTCTGCTCGCGAAGAGATCATCCCCTATGAGGACTTCGCGAACCAGCTGCGAGAGCTGTATCCCGACGTTGCGGATGAGGACATCCGACCGTTTTATGAGCAGTACGCCGCAGACCTGACCGGTCAGCAGAACGGCAGCCAGAGTGAGGACACCATCACCGTGGGTGGCGTAGACTACCCGATGAACTTCTCGGAGTTCGAGCAGTTCATGCAGCAGATGTCGGACCAGACCGGCATGCCGCTCCCCACGGAGGGCAGCCTGCGGGAAATGTTCGACGCGCAGCTTGCCGAGCAGCGCGGCAACTACAATGAGGAGGTTTTGAGCCATGGAGAAGAAGCAGCAGTCCCCGGAGACGAAGGATCGCGTCGCGGTGGAGAGCCGCAGCGGGCATCTGGTCTGGCTACCGAAGGACCAAGTGAAAGCGTTCAAAGAGGGACAGAAGAAACTGAGCAGCGGAGAGCTCCCGCCCGAGTACGAGCAAAAATGCTTCGAGATCATGTCCGTTCTTCTGGCGTCAAAGAACAAAGCGCAAGAGAAGTAGGCATCGCGGGCGGCACGGACAGGGCGAGCCTGCGCGTTGTGCCCGAAGACCTCTATACCGACGAAATGCGCAGCGTACTGGACGAGTGCGCGGCGCAGGGCGTCAAGGTATCTTACTTTACGGGGTATCTGAACATTGCGGACGGCGAGGGCGGCAGCTTCAGCGCCCGCGCGGCGATCAACCGCGAGGGAACGCAGATGTGGGTGAAGGCGGATCACGCCGACTACTCGGTCGATCAGCTTGCGCGCCACGAGATGTTTCACCGCGATGTGGCGGAGAATCCTGCGATCCTTGAAGACGCGCTCGCCAATATCGCGGCAGAGCATAGCGAGAGCGAGCTACAGAAAATGGTCTCGCGCTACGTGCAGCAGTACGGTTGGACGGACCGCAGCGCGAACGACGTGATGGAAGAGATTTGCGCGGACGCGGCTGCGGGCATCGACATTTTCAATCTGCCGGATGCGGTGAGCCGCGGCGCGGCAGATTTTGCCGAACCGGTGCGGCTCGCCGTTGCCGAAAATAGCGGCGGGGTTGACAGCGATGCCAAGGCTCCCTATAATAAATATAGAAAGCAGCCGCTCGGCAAGGAGGCCCGCACCGCCCTGAAACGGATGCAGCAAGGCGAGACGCTGAGCTACGACGAGCTCGTGGCGATCCCCGAGGTCAACGAAGCGATGCACAGACCGCAGGAAAAGTCGACCTACGATCTGCCGAATCGCGAGAAGATCAGGGAAGAAGCTACGCGCAAGACGCTGGAGCGTGGCAGCTATTCCGGCGTGGACGAGAATGGCAAGGCCAAGTATGACGGGCCTGTGAAGCAGGAACGCCGTATGGATATCGTCATCGGTCTGCCGGGCAGCGGTAAGTCCTCGGTTTATTCTGATGGCCTGTCCGCCGAGCATTCGGCTCGTATCAGCGACGTGGATGACGTGCGGCCCTTCATCCCGGAGTACAATGGCACGAACGCCGCCGTCGTGCACACGGAAGCGAAGGAAGTATCGAACGCGGCGCTTGAAACGGCGCTGGAGCGCGGCGATAACATCGTCCTTTCCATTGTGGGCGACAACGTCGACAAGCTGCGGGGACGTATTCAGGACTACACCGATGCACGCGGCTATGACGTTTATCTGCATCTCAATGAGCTGCCGAACGAGAAAGCACTGAACCGCGCCGTCTACCGCTATCTGACAGAGGGGCGTTGGGTTCCTCTTAACATGATTCACGAGTTTGGGGACAAACCGACGCAGGTCTACCTTGAACTCACCGGACAGGAAGGAGCTTTGAATGGAGAAGTACGACGACGGAACGGAAATGTGGCTGAGAGCCGAGGAAGAGACGGAGAAGCGACACATGGAGCGCTTGAGCAAGACCAGAGGGGAACGGCAGCGTATGATCGAAGCGCTGGGGCTGACACCGGAAACGGCGAATTACAGCAACAATCAGCTTCGAGAGATGCTGGCAAAGAAGTCCGGCTCGCAGGATTCGACCGCTACAGCAACGACGTAAAGCGCGGAGAGCCCCCGCGGCTGGATCGCGCCACGTCGAAGGCGCATGACACCTATGAGAAGGCTAAGCGCGCCAAGGAACAAGTGAACAAGGGGACGAAGTTCTCCACGGAAACAACGGATGCCGAGTACAAGGATGCTCTGGACTCCGTTGTTTCTCTTATGAAGGAGCACGACCTTTACGTTCCGCAGGACGTGCTTGCGGTGCTGGACAGCGCAAAGCCGGGCGACGAGCTCTCCTACAAACTGAAGAACGCGATCAACGGAACGGACTCCTTCGATATCTTCGACCAGCTGTGGGATGATGAGAAGATGGAGATCGAGGACCTGCTCGACCGGATGCAGGAGATCGAGACATCCAGTGCGGAGCAGGCCGAGGCGCAGGAGAACAGCGACTACCAGAGCGCCGTGAAGGATCTCATCGCCTTTATGAAGAACCACGGCATGAAGGTTCCCGCATCTGTGGAGAACGCCGTGGACACGATTAAGCCGAGCGCGGCTGCTTCGCTCGCACTGGAAGAGTCCTACCTGAACGATCCGGTCTACTGGGAGTTGAGCGACGCAGAGGATGACGCCTTCCAGCAGCTCGTCGACGCGGTCTCTCTGCAAGAAAAAGCCCCCTCCGATGACAGCAAGGATACTGGCTACTCGTTGGACGAATCCCTCCTCCAGTACGAGGAAGACCTTGATGAAGAGATCAGCGACGAAGAGCTGGAGCACCTGTTCGGCAGCACGCTGGCCGACGCGGAAGGCTACAAGCCGCGCGCCGAGCTGATGGAGGGCTTGCAGGAAAAGCGCGCAGGCTTCACCAAGACGGACACGCCGCAGTTCAAGAAGTGGTTCAACGACGACTCCGGCAGACTGACGACGGAGGGCGGCAAGCCGCGTGTGCTGCTCTCGGGCGGCGCGCGCATGGGCCGCACGGCGATCAACTTCGACTTCAATACGAAGAGCTCTCCCGGCTTCTGGGCGACGGAGAGCAGCGAGGTCGCGGATACATATGCCCGCGGTATGACCTCGAAGAACAAGGTAACGCTGATGGACGCCGTCTACCACTACCAGCCCACGCGCGAAGTGGAGCTGCGCAACGCGGATTCGTGGGTGGATGCCGTGGACTACATCGGCGAATACTGGGAGCACGACGGCAACGGCTTCCGCCTCGTGCCGCTGGATCAGGAAGGCAATATCATTTCTGACATCGACCTCGCTGATCGCTGGGCACTCCAGACCAACCTGACCTCTCAGGAAGAGTTTAACGCAAACGGTGACTTCGCCGAAAGCGACTATCGCACCGTGGAGACCTACCCCGCGAACAACGAGGGCCTGCGCCGCTTCAACTACGACATCGGCGACGTGATCGACAAAATGGGTGCTGGCGTGCGCGGCTATGCGAAAATCTACGGCAGCGCGAAGCACACGCTTGTGGTGGACGCGGAAGGCGAGCACTTCGCCTATATCCCGACTGGCGGGCTGCCGAAGGATATCCGAGAGGCGAGTATCCCGCGCGCGAACAGCCACGTTGATTCGGCGGACTACGTCCACGTGAATGACCTTGTGCGCTACGCCTTCAACAACGGCTATGACGCAGTCATCATCGACAACGTGGATGACTCCGGTGGTCTTCAGACGCAGTATGCCTTCCGTGACAGCAGCCAAATCAAGAGCGTCTACAATGGCGGCGAGTGGAACCAGAACGAGAAGAACTTCAAGTTCTCACAGGAAAAGCCCAGCATGACCATTGAAGACTTCGTGAAGCGCTACAACGAGCAGTTCGGCGAGGGCGCGGCAAACGAGCTCTATCAGACGGTGAAGCAGATGGAGCGCGCCAAGGCGCGCGCCGAGCGGAAGCTGGAGCAGCAGAAGGAGAGCGCACAGGCCGAGCGCAGCCTGAACGATCAGCGCCTGCGCAGCAATGCGACGGCGTGGATGATCTATCACAAGAAGAACCTCCGCACCGTGCAGCAGGAATACCGCGCCAAGCTCGACGACGCGCGGAGGGAGAAGACAGCGGCTGTGCGCGATGCGATCCGCGAAACGCAGACCATCGAGCGCGCAGTGGCGGACGTCCGCGTCGAGGCCGAGCGAGAGAAGGGTCAGCAGCGTCTTGCGGATCAGCGGGAGAAGGCTTCGAAGAAGCTGGACGACACCCGTCTTGCCGAGCGTATGAACGCAAAGAAGCAGGCAGCGGAGCGCCTTCGTGTAAAGGAAAACACCTATACCGATGAGAAGGCGCAGGCCCGAGACGACACAAAGCTGCGCCGCAATGCCGCCAAGGCAGCGCTGCGCGACAAGCGCCGCGTCGCGGAGAAGCGCGCCGCCATCGAGACCGAGCAGGGCCCCATTGATACGATCCGGAAGAACCCGAGGGAGCGTACCGCTCTCGAACGAGCGCAGGAAGCCGCCAGCTCGCTCAAGACGCTGGGGCGAAGCGCGTACCGTGCCTTCGTCAATCAGGCGGAGGGCATCGACCGCTTTGCAAAGCGACAGAAGGGCGGGATGCTCGCCTCGACTCTCGTCAACATCGTTGGCGGCGCAAGCACCACGACGGAGACGATCTACAAGAGCGGCCTCGTCAACCGTGCGGGCGACCGCATCGGCGACAGCATGAAGGACGTATTTCTCTGCTGGGACGAGCGGAACAAGCATGTGGACGAGAACAAGCAGGCACTGCTTCAGGACTACATGCTGCACAAGCACAACATTGACCGCATGAGCTTTGTCTCCAATGCCCGCGAGGCGCTGGAGACCTTCGAGTCTGAGCATCCGTGGGTGAAGGATATGGACCCGAACGAGTTTGCGAAGCTCGCCAAGAGCGACCCGAAGAAGTTCCGCGAGATGCAGAACATGGGCCGCAAGGAGTTCGCAAAGCTCGTCGCCATGACCGACGCCGAGGTAAAGAAGACCGGCAAGGCCAAGCCGCACGAGATCGCGCAGGAGTACGCAAAGCTGCTGAACGACTACAGCGAGGCGCGCGACAAGCCCGTCTTCCCGGACAAGAACGGCAACCCGATCACCGCCGTCACGAGCGCGGAGGTCGTGGAGAAGTACGAGGCCGAGAACCCGTGGCTGAAGGAGAAGGCGGAGGGCATCTACGCATGGTGGGACAAGTTCATGCGCGAGTGGGTCGTCGGCGACACGCTGAGCGCGCAGGACTACGAGGTCATGCACGAGATGTACCCGCACTACGTTCCCACGTACCGCGCGGACAAGAAGGCGCTGGGCGCTGGCAGCTTTGTCGGCATGGGCGGCGCTTCCGTCGGCTCGGTCGTGAAGAAGGCCAAGGGCGGCCTGAGCGAGATCGTGAACATTGAGGACAGCTTTGCAAACCTCGCTGACAAGGCGATCCGCGTGGCACGCACGAACGAGCTATACTGCAACATGATCGACACGGCAATGCTCGACGACGCGGGTACGTTCAGCGACATGGCGGTCTTCGACTGGGAGGACATGGACTCCCGCCACGATGCGTACATGAAGCCCGACGGCGAGGTCGTGCTGATTCATAAGAATGGCTTCGAACTGACCGACGCCGTCAGTGACGCAGAGAAGGCGGGCCTTCAGAAGACGAAGGACGGCTACGTGCTCTCCGCGCGCTACGACGGGGACATCCGCCGCGCCTATATCAGCGAGGATCTGTTCAAGTCCATCCAGAACACGACCAGCAGCTCGGCCAACGACTTAGAGCGCGGCATCCTGAAGCTCGGCAATGCCCTGACCGGCCCGATGAAGACGGCGATCACGGGCATCAACCCGAGCTTTGCGGCACGAAACATCCTGAGAGACTTCCCGACGGCAATCATTAACTCGATCTCCGGCATGGCCTTCCCGAAGTATTACGCGCAGGCCGCGGTGGAGATCGCCCGAAACAGCGACCACTGGCAGCAGTATCAGGCGCTCGGCGGCACGAACGCTACGTACTACAACGACCAGCAGGGCTTTGTCAAGGCAATGTCCAAGGGCGACGGCATCGGCTCAAGGGCCATCGGCGCTCTGGGCTGGGTCAACGAGGTCACCGAGGCACAGACGCGCTTTGCGGAGTACCTTGCCACCATTGACCGGCTGGGCGACACCTATGAGAACCGTCTGCTGGGCATCAAGAACAGTGCGGAAGTCACGGTCGACTTTGGCCGCAAGGGGCGGTACGGCAAGGTCATCAACGCATGGGTCCCGTACTGGAACCCTGCGGTACAGGGCATTGACAGGGTCGTCCGCAGTGTGATCGAATCCCCAGACGGCAGCGCCGTGTGGAAGCAGGCGCTGAAAACCGTGGGCCGCGCATCCATGACGAGCGTGCTGGCCGAGGCTGTGATTTACGCCTTGCTGAAGGGCTTGGACCGCTACGACGACTGGGAGGAGCTCAGCGACCGCACGAAGGACACCTACTACTGCATCCCTCTGGCGGATGAGCACAAGTTCCTCCGCATCCCGAAGAGCCGCGAATGGGGCGCGATCCTCGGCACGCCGGTCATGCGCCTGCTGGAGCGAGCGAACGGCAGGGACGACCCCTTCGAAAACTATGTGGAGACGAGCCTCGAACCGAACTTCCTCCCCGGCGCGATCCTACGCTTTGGCGGCGACCGCGTGGAGAGCGACGTCATCGGCGTGTCGCAGGCACTGGATCTTGCCTACAACAAGGACTTCGCCGGACGTTCCATCGTGCCCTATGCCTACGAGCAGGGCAGCGTGACGGAGCAGTACGACGCCGACACAAGCATGTTTGCGCGCAAGCTGGGCGGGATGCTGGACTTCTCTCCGATGCAGATCGACTACATCGTGAAGGACTACTTCGGCGACTTTGGCAAGCTCTTCGTCAGCGCGACAAGCGAGGCCGCATGGAACGGCGACACGACCGCGCAGGACTATGCGGAGAGCGTGTGGAAGATGATTGAGAAGCAGTGGACCTCGGATAACCGCACCAGCAATCAGGATATGAGCGATTACTACGATACGCTCGACAACCTTGAGAAACTGGTACAGGACCGCAAGAACCGCCTCGGCAGCGAAGCCGCGCAGGACACGGTGGAGTACAAGACGCAGAAGGCGATGGAAAAGCTCTACGGCAAGCAGATCACCGAACTCAACCGCAGCGTGCGCGACATGCCGGAGGGCGAGGAGAAGTACCGCATCAAGGGTCATGCCGCGGCGCTGGCCGAGGAGGCGCTGACCTTCTACAAGCAGTGCATGAGCGGCCAGATCAAGAATCCTACGCTGACGGCGGAGTATTCCGACCTGCCGACATCGCTGAGCAACGAGCTGATCCGTCTGGACGGCCTCGGCAAGGACTACTCCTTCAAGCCCGGCAACTACACGCCGACGAAGTACAACGACCCGCACAAGAAGAACTACGAGTACATCCTCGACGACGAGCAGAAGGACAAGTATAAGGAGACCTACCGCGAGGTCTACGCCGAGCTCATGGAAGAGGCCATGAACAAGGAGAAGTACCGCGGCGGCACGGACATCGAGAAGGCCGAGATTCTGGAGGCCACCCGCGACGACGTGACCGAGGAGACGAGAGATCGCTTCCTCGACTGGCTGCGCGACAACTATCGCTCGACCAAGAAGGACAAGAAGTAAAGCGAAAAAGACGGCTGACCTTTTACGGGTCAGCCGTCTTTTTCGCGTCTTGCAGGTTTTCATTTGCTTATTTCGATCCACGCGCCCTTTAGCCGAGCGCGACTAACGCTCAAACGCGGACTTTTTTCACAAAGCGGAAATAATCGTCGAGGATGGCGTTGAGCATCCTGTCAGGGGAGAGGTTATTCGGATTGTGGTGGGTCACCTCCGACATGAGCAGGTCAGTATTTTTATAGCTGACAATGTGGGGAACGCCAGTCGCCGCGGCGTGGCCCACCGTCTCGTACTTACCCTCAACCGTCGCTTCAACGAAGCCGCGCAGCAGTGCGCCAACGGTCGTGCCTTGACTCTTTGCGTACTGCTGAAAGGCTTCCGCGGTCTCCCTCTTCATGTTCGCGGCAAGTGTCTTCATGTTTGCCTTGTCCCATTCTTTCGCCATAGTGCATCTTCCTTTCACAACGTATTATGCTTTGCGTTGTGTGTATCATAGCACTATGCAACGTACTTGTCAATACGTTTTATTACTTTTCTCGGCACTTTCGAATCCGAATCGCATTCTTCGTTGGGTATTCTGCGCCGTAGATGCCTTTACTGTATGGAATCCGGTCCAAAACCGCGTTTTCAGATTTGCCAAGCTGCGCGGCGATCTCCGCGACGGTCATCCCGGAACGCAGGAGAGCGGCTTCCACCGTCTCCACCGCGCCGAGCGTGACAAGAATCTTCTGAACCTTCTTTTCACCAATCCCCAGCTTTTCGGCGATCCCGCGGCGGCTATAACCCTGCTCCCAGAGTCTGGAGACCGCGAGCATCGTGCTATCCATCCGGTTAGCCTCCCATCAACTGTGATCTTTTATAATAGTTTATCAGCATAGAGCGAGTTCTGTCAAGCACCAGTTAGGCTGTCTTCGTGATGCGGTCCAGAAGATCGGCGTAGAGGCGCTTGTATACCTCAAGCTCGCGCGCCAGTGCACTGTCGGCGCTGGACGGCACGACAGGCTCCCGCTGCCCGACCGCAGGGCGCGCCGGTGTGATCTCCGCCCCTTCCTCCCACAGGTTGATATCCTCTTCGCCGGAGGAGAGGCCAAGGCAATCCGCAAGGCCAGCGTCGATGCTCTCCATCTCCTCGTCGGTCAGACGGCAGATGCGCGCGCCGAGTCGGCTCACATCAACAGTCGAGACCTGCTCGCAGATCGCGGCGCTCAATTTGTTTGCGGTAACGAGCGGATGGCGATCCGCGGGAATGTCGTGACGCTCCGCAGCAGCCGTCGAGAGAAAGACGACGTTGACGGTGTAAGAATCACTGTTGAGCTCATCGGTGCTGACGATCACACCGGGGCGGGAATATCTGATCTCGTGTGCTACGGTAGTACCGGCGGGGATACGGATGAAATAAACTTCACCGCGCTTCGGATTGTTCGCAATATTCATATATGTAACTCCTTTCAAATATCCAGCGCGGTCAAGTTGTGACCGGCTGTAGCGTGTTTCGTCAATGCGTACAAATTGCTTTTACCCGAGCAATGTTATGTTGACTTGTTTTTGTGTGTTGTGTATACTATTAGTTGCGCTTTGGTTGCGCTTTTTCTACGTGAAAACCCGCAAAGCCTTGTGGCGCAAGGGCTTCGGGGCCTGTGGTGGCTTGACTGGCAGTCAAGAGGTCAGCGGTTCGATCCCGCTTATCTCCACCATGGAAAAGCCTTGA